GTGACCATCGGCGGCAAAACGTTCGAACGATGGCAGTACAAGATCACCGACGGTGGCCGCATTTGGTATGCGGTCGAGCGTGACTCATCGGGCGGCGGGACCGTGTACCTGGTGGTCGTCACGCTCGGCCACCCGAACGAGACGGACAGCGGCAAGAACTATCGGTGACCTGGTCAGGCCGCCGATCCGCTCGCCAACAGCCGCATGAGCGATGTCAGCACCCAGAGCGTCGTGGTCGCCGATCCCGTCGGCCATTCCTCGGCAATACCTGTACCCATGCGAAGCCCCTTGTTACTCAGATCATGACCAACGTTCCGACCGAAATCATAGTGAGTCACCCGATACGAAAACGTCGACGGTACTCATTGGGGGTCCGGCGACCGCCGACATCGACCTTAGAAACGACAAAACGGCCCGCACCCCTGTTCAGGGGCGCGGGCCGAGCACTGGGGTTTCCAGTGCGTGCCAGTTCCGTCGAGAAACTGTCCAGAAGCCGTTCTGTCAGAGCCGGTTCGGCGGGTAGCCGCTACCGGACTGGACACTCAGTGCCGAGTGTGGGCCGATGTGCATCGCGCGTGGTTCTCGAAACATCTACCACCGCAGTGTCAGCCGATTCGTAGAAAGGTGACAGCACCACCGGTAATCGTGGCGTACCACAGGGACGAACTCACGGTGTGCGTCAATTCGATGGTCACCACTTCGCCCGCGGCGATCGGCGCCGTCGTGTTCACCACCAATGTGCCGCTCATCCCCGAAATGGCGGCGCTCGTCGCGACGACTGTGGTGCCGACCAGCAACCTGGCCTGGAAAGTACCGACCATTCCAGCGCCTGAGAACACGACATTGGCAATCAACGGCGCAGCTGCTGCACCACCCTGCGCCTGTAGCCCATTGCCGGAAACCACAGAGCCCGGATAACCGACGGTGTCAGCGGTCCATCCGCCGACCACGGTCCACACGTTGGGTGCACCCGTCACCACGTTGCCGTTCTTCGTCATCGCAGACGGACTGAACGAGTCCCCGCCAACAAAGATATGGGGCATCAGTTGCTCACCTCCGCCGTTTCCACCGGGACCTCGTCGTCCGTCGGCGGCTCAGGTTGCGGCTCGACCACGGGCTCGGGCTCGGGCTCGGGCTCGGGCTCGGGCTCGGGCTCGGGCTCGACGATCGCACCGGGGTAACCGGACTCCGCGCTCTTCCAGTAGGGCGTACCGTCGGGACTTTCCGGTTCCGGACGAGTTTCGAGTGCCTCCCACTTCATCACGGATCCTCCGAGGAACATGGTCGCCATCAGACGGTCACCCCTGCCAGACTCGTTTGCAGACCACGCCCCGCCGGACTGTCGACAGTAGTGATCTGCACCGTGATCCGATCACCGGCAGCGAAGGTCCACGCGCCGGTCAGACTGGTGTCGAGTGCGTGATTGGCCGCACCGATAGTCGCCGAGGTCCCCGCGACAACCACACCGTTCTTGCGCAGTTCGACGACCAGATTGCCGGTACCCGCCGTCTCGCCACGGTAGGTCACCTTCGACACCGTCAGCGCCCGCTCGATCCGAATCCCCTCCGGCACAATTGTTCCCGCACCGACAGCCCGGATACCCCCGTGTGACTTGATGGCGATGTCATACGCCTGTCCGGCCGAGGTAGGAGTACGCGCATTCGTCAACCGCGGGTCCGAGTCGGCCACGGCATGGATCGCGCTGCGAACGGCCGCGTCATCCGCGGCGGTGAGCAGGGCGCTGCCCAGCGGACTCGTTCCGGTCAGCTGACCGATCGGATGGGTGTGTGGCGTCGGTGTTCGAGGGTTCGTCAGCCGCGGGTCATCGCCGGCGACCGCGGTCGTGGCGGTATCACCGATAGCCGGCGCAAACGTGACGGGCTTACCCGAGATCCCACTCCACAGCGTGGTACCCGCCGGCCCGCGCACGACAATGCCTTGGCCGTTCGGTGTCCAACCACCGACTGTCCGATAGATGTACAGCAGCCCATCGGATTTGACGATGTACTGGCTACCGTCCGGCGGCGTGGCAGGCAGTTGCGGATAGGTTTCAGCCTGTCCGTCGATCTGGATGCCGTGACCCGCCGGTCCGATGACGACGGCGTTGCCCGACGAAGCGGGCACGGGAGCCACGAGAGTCAGGTCGACCAGGCCCGTAGACCCAGTATCGGGGCTTTCCGGGTTCGGTCCGGAGACATATTTGGGAACCTGGAAACTGAACGGTTCCAATGGAATTCGCTCGCCGTCGTAGGACAGATCGAACGAAACGCGCCAAGTCCATTCGGACGGATTGGTCGCGGGCCCTGGTGCGACCAGGCGCACTCCGCGCTTTCCGCGCCAGGTCAGATAGCCGAACTCGTCGAGTTGGCACTCATAGTGCTGCGGAAGCTGGACATAGGTCGCCGGCGCCGGCTGCGCGTTGCGAACGAGGATCTTCGGCGCGTCGGCGATGAAGGTGATGGTGCCGCTCATGGGCGGGAACTCGGGCAAATCGCCGAGGTCGGGGCCGTCGATAACGTTAGCGAGAAATCGCCCGACGACCTTGCCGTACTCGAGCGGAGGCAGATCAGCCATGGCTCAATACCTTTCGAGATAGTGTGCGAGGGTGCGCCGCATCAGACGGGCAGCGCACGAACCTGGAGGTGGGAGAAGTTGCCGTAGACCGAGTACGTGCCGCTGCCCGCGGCGCGAGTCGCGACCACGTAGAGGGTGGCGGTTTGATTGGCAGGCACGATTCCGGTCTGAGCTCCCGGCTCGACCGGGAAGTCGAATCCTGGAGAAATCAGCACGTGCCCTGATCGCGTTTCCCAGTGACCCCAGCCCCGGGCGACCACTTCGCCGTCCGGCGCACCGATACGAACCGTCGCATCGCACCGGGTCGGCGCCGCGGAGGAAAGCCCGACCGCACCCTCGACCCAGGGCCGCCACGGGGTCGGCTGCGCCGGAATCGTGATGGCTGCCAGTACCTTCGAGTCTTCCTTGAGATTCTGCGCGCTGAGGAACTGGTTGTTGCCGATCGTCCATGGGCCGCGCAGGCGAGGCGAGGGAATCGGCCGGAACTTCGCGGTGGCGCTGTCGAATCCGAGCACATAGCCCTGGCCGAGCGGATTCTCTTCGGTGACCAGGACGTCGGAAGCATCGGCGATTCGTCCCGCGGTGCCAGGGGCGCCCGGCGCACCCTGCTCACCACGGGGAAAAGTGATCTCCAACTGCTGGTTCGGTGCCGTCCCGAGAATTCGGGCCGAGGCAGCCGATCCGACCGCGCCCGCCAGTCCGACACCGGTGAGCACGTTCACCGGGCCCCGGCGCCCCGGCTGCCGAAAAGCATCGTCGAAGGCGATGAACTCGGTGCCGGTCCAGTAGTAGATCGCGTTCTCCGACACCACACGCCAGGCCTTGCGCGCATCGGCAGTGGTCAGCCCCAGTGCTGACAGCGCGGCGACATCGGCGATGTCCCCCTGCCAGGCCCAAGGCCACGCCGCGGCGCCTTCTGTGCCCGCGACACCGGCCGGACCTTCGCGCAGTTCGATCAGGACTTCCCGGTCGACGATCTCGACCGGATTCACGGTATAGGGCAGACCGACCGAGTCGGCCACTCCACGCATGGTGATCGTGACACCCTGGTCGAAGACGGTTGTCGCCTCGTCGTCGTTCACAGCACCCCCACGGGTCGGGCCGTGCACACGATTTCCGCGCCGGCCATCTGATACTCGAAATTCGCCGAACCGGCGCGATGCAGGACCACGACGAGCGTCGTCGCCTGACCTGCTGGAATGACACCCACTGTGCTCGCCGGGGTGATGTTGCGCGCGCCGAAGTGCGGCTGAAACCGCGCTCTCGTCTGCAGGCCGGTGGTGTACCCGGTGCCGAGCGCGACGGTCTGCCCCGTCGCCGAGCCGATATGAACGGCGGCGTCGACGCGGGTGCCGAATTCGCTGGCAGTTCCGTGCGGGCGGACAACCACACCACCGGTGATCATCGGAAGCCACGCGGTGTCTTGCGCGGGGACCTGCAGCGTTGCGATCACCATCGTCGTGGCCGTGACCGTGAACTGTGACGGCGCGAACCCGGGGCCACCGTCCCACGCTCGATCCTCGCGAATGGTCCATGGCCCCCGCAGGCCTGGATAGGGTCGTCCCGACCATTTGTTCGTTGTCGCGTTCCAGACGGGCACCGCCTTGTCGGAGTGCGAACCGTCGGCGTAGTCCGCGGCCTGACGAATGGGACCCGGGGGGCCGACCGGCCCCTCGAGCCCTTTGACGCCGCGGGGCACGACGATATCCAGTACGAGGTTCGGCGCGGTGCCGCTGACTGTCACCTGGAGGTCGGAGTTCGCGGTGCCGGTGGTGACGCTTCCGATCGTGACCGAACAAGACTCACCATCGGACCCCAGTGCGCCGAAGGCATCGGTGAAGGTGTCCATGCCGGTGCCGTTCCAGTACGCGAGTGCGCCGGATGAAACGACACGCCAGGCTTTGCCTGCGTGGGCGCTGCCCAATTTCGCGGTGAGGGCGCTCAAGGCGGCATGGTCGGCGATATCGCCTTCCCAGCGAAACGGACGCGCGGGCTCACCTTCGGGACCCTGCGGTCCGGTCGCGCCGGTCGTCAGTTCCAGGCTGCCGTCACGTGGTGTGCCGTGCAGAGCCTGCACGAGTCCGGGCGTACCGAGTCCCTCGTCCAATCCCCGGATCAGTGTTGCGTCGAAATAGTTTCCTACCGAGTTCATTTCATCTCATTCCGTAGGCTCGGCGAAGGCGACGAGCGAGGCTCCTACCGGGGTGAACCCGATCTGGTCGGAGTCGGGCCCGGTCCCGATCCGCTCGACCGACACCACGAGGTGTCCCGGCTGACCAGCCGGGACTGTCGCGAAGTCGGAGCTCGGCGAGAGCGCCTTGGCGGTGGTGCCGTCGCGCAGGCACGGGAACAGCGCCACGTACATCCAGGCGCCCGGCGCGCCGATCCCGAACGCGGTGCCGGTCGCGACGATCGGGCCCTGCGCACTACCCAGCCGGACCGTCAACTCGGCGGACTGACTGACCGTTTTCGAGTACGCGGCCATATGGCCGTACACGACCGGTCGCCACCGGAACGGCTGCGCGGGGACGGTGAAGGTGCCACCGTCGACCCGGCTGGTCGCGGCGACGTTTTCGCCGAGGAAGTCCTCGTGGTACCATCCCCACGGCCCCGAGCCCAACGGCGCCGGCGTAGAACGGAATCGACGGCTGGCACGGTCATAGGCGAATACGCCGCCGTGGCTCGGCCCGTTGGTGGTCTCGTAGTCCTCGGCTTCGGTGATCGTCCCGGAGTCACCGGGCGGACCGGCCAGGCCACGCAGACCCGCGGGAACCGTGGCCCGAAGCTGCTGGTCAGCGGCACGACCGACAATCTCCAACGCCGGTTCGCTCAACGCCGGTTCATTGACGGTGTCGGTGACCGTGATGCTGTTGGCCTCGGCCGCCGGACCCGCCGGTCCCACCGCGTCGACCGAGTGCACCCACCCCGCGTCGGTCCACACGTCCATGCCGTTGTCGTCGAGCCGGTGCCACCACTTGCCCCGGTCCTGCGGACCGAGACCCGTGGGTCGCGCGGCACTGTCGGCCAGCACGCCCATCTTGCGAAACGACGTCCGCGGACGTCCACGCACACCCGCGATTCCGGCCGGTCCGCCGGGCAGCGGCAAGTCCGCCACCTCTGGTGCCAGCTCGACCCGCACGGTCAGCAGCGGCAACCCGTCGATATCGGTCTGACGATCCGCGCGCAGCCGCGCGGCGAAATTGATGTCTGCCATAGATCTCTCCTTTCGGTTGGCGGGCCGCTCAGAAAATGAGCAGGTCCATGTCGGCCCCCACATCGGTGGACAGGTCCTTGATCGCCGAGGCGACACGGCCGAGCCGCTGCCACGCCTTGACGACCGAGTCCTCTTCGTCGGACCCATCGCCCACGGTGATCTGCCACGACGCCGCGGTTTCGCGGTCGTCGGTGAACGTCAGCTCAGTGACGAAGTCGGTGAATACCTTCTCGCCCATGGCGAATCCGATCTGGTCACCCAGACCGAAGTCACGGCCGATCAGGTAGGGCGCATTGTCCTGGATGGTCACCTTGTGGCTGGTGTAGCCACGAGACAGATGCAGGCCCTGCCGCGCCGCGACGAACCCGTCGAGCGTGAAGGCCTTGTCGCTGCCGGTGATGAACACCTCGCGGAACGCATACGGGCCGGCCTTGTTGACCCGCTCCATATCTCGGTAGACCATCCAGGCGAGGAAAACATCGTCGAGCTGGCCGCGATAGAGCCAGTCCAGACCGATCAGCGACAGCAGCCCCTTGATCGCCATCTCGATGCCCGCGTTCACCCAGCCCGGCGAACGACCACCGACGATGATGTCGGTCGCCGTCGGTTTGTGCAGGGCGATCTCGGAGGCGCCGATCCCGGAATACTCGCCCTCGAAGTACCACACCCAGGGCAGATTCCGCATGGTGCCGAACTTGCCCGGCGTCCCGTACACGGCTTCGTACTCATTGGTCGAATCGAACTTCGGATACCGCATCGGTGTGGTGCCGTCATCGGCGAATTCCTCGAACCACGAGATGATTCCGTCGAGCAGCGACCCGGTCGGTCCCGTAACGCCCGACTTGTCCACCGTCTCCAACACCACGGTCGGCTTGTCGAGGTAGAACCATTCGGGTGCCGGTTGCTCGTCCTCTCCCGGCAGGAAGAACCGAGCTGTCAACATGACACCCGAATCCTCGAGCATCGGCTGAAACAGCTTGTCCGCCATATCGAATCGCGCCGACGCAGCACTCCAACGGCTGGTGTCGGTCCGGGGATCGACCGGAACGACCGCGATCGGAAACGTCGTGTTCCCCTGCAGCCGCATCAGATTCGTTGTCAGGTACGTCGTCACCAGCGTCCGGACCGGCCCGAACAGGATGTGGTGACGCGGGAACTGCGCGAGCACCGGCGCGAACGGACTCGCCCAGCAGCAGATCGTCGACACATGGTTCCAGGCGTGAATCGCCTCGATGTCCACGGTCTCGACACCGTTGTCGTCCCGCACGATCGAGGCCTTGGTGATGTACCCGTCCCACCGAAAACCCCTGGTGTTCACGGTAATCGGCAGGGTCGTGTCCGCGTGGTTGTCGAACAGGTGGTCGAAGTGCACCATGTCGCGCGGACAGATCATCTTCAACCCGCCGGCCGAGTTCCGCGGGAAACTCACCTGCAACGACAGGTAACTCCGCTCCTCCCCCACCTCCTGCATGTCCTTGTCCCAGTACCGAACAAGAACCTCTTGATCCCGAGCCCCCTCCTGCTCGACCCGGAACATCTCATCCATCCGCCGCGACTCCGCGTGCGGTTCCCAAACACCCATCCTCCACCACCTTTCCTTGATTTTGGGCATAAAAAAACCCAACCCGAACCGGGTTGGGTTTACGTGGACAGTGCCGCTATTCGAGTATCTGCCGCACGTGCTCCGCATAGGCAGGGCTGGCCGACGGCTCCCACCACCACCAATGCGACTCAGGAATCCCCTCGGGAATCATATTCCTCGGGAGCGGAGCGACTTCGTCAGCATGATCACGAAATACGCAATCTATCTCGTCGATCAGGTCGATGTCATCATCTTCTAATCCATCTCGCACACCCGGATAATTTTCGAGCATAAATTGAATAGCCGACCGCCGAAGGCTTGGCTTACGCCATCCGTCTACTATCGCCGATGTCGCTCGAGAATAGGAGTTCATCAGATAATACGTCATCGTTCGACTATTCGCTATGGCTAGATCGGCAACCTTATGCCTGAGTTCCGCCAACTCTGCAGTATCGTATTCGCTGCTGAAAATACCGCACTCAACTCGCACGAGTCCCTCCATCGCACGCTCGAAAGCGTCAACCCGAGTGTCGTGCTCGGCCGAGCCGCTGCGATCGAGCTCGAGAGCGATCCCCAGATCGGCAATCACCGCACCCATCAGGTCGCCGGCATTTGTCTCACTATTACTCAATTCTCGACCGCTTTCGGAACCACTGCTTTGTGGTCACCAAAGAAAACCCAAATCGTCACCGAGCGCTTCTCTCACTATGTCCAGCAAGATTCCGGACAGTCCATCACACAGTCCAGTAACGAGCAGGTGCCCGTCACGAAGTCCCTTCGCTGCCGTCCTACAGCTCGATCCGGACATCGATCGATTTCCGTCATCATCTCTCCACACAAGGTGGAACAATTATCCGAAATTCTTCGATTCTGGGACGTAGACCCGACAATCTACTTCAGTAAGGCGACTTAGACCCGACTCGATCACCGGGCGGACATCCTGCCAAAGCAGCCCGCCGTTACCACAGCCAAGCGCAGGTAGTGCGATCGAATTGATTCGCAAATCAACAATAACCTTAACTAGGTCAACCATCCCACTCTCGATGTATTCAATTTGCGATGGTGAACGCCAGTGTGCCTTCGTAGGAAAAGAAACAACCCGGCGTGCTGTTGAGGTTACTGGCGGCTCCCAAACGTGCATCGCACCCAATTTCAGGTCTCCGCGCTTACACGCTTCCGAATAGTCTGAAAACATGTCTGGAAATTCTGCGCGAAACGCAGCAGCGATTCCTTTGCCCATGACGCCAACCGTATTCACCGCATTGACCAACGTCGATACATTTGCATCGAGCAAGTCGCCATTGCACCAGGTTATCACCCTAATCCCTCCATGCTATGACCACGTCGCCTCGGGAGCCTTTTCCCACTCCGTTTCAAAATATGTTGCATCTATCTCGATTGCGTGGAAATCTGGGTCAAGATTGATCTCTTCAATGGAATCCACGGGGATTTGAGCCAAACCGATATCGTCAGCGCCATTTAGGCCGACGCGATGCGATCGACCATCTTTGAATATCTCCACCTTTCGGACTTCGTAGTTATCATCTCCAACCTCAATGAAGAACGTACTCGGTTCAGTCTCCGAGTCATGGCGCCACTCCATCCGCAAATACATCATGGCATATTCTTTCCCGATCGCACAATTCTCCCGGTCAGATCGAGCGGTCCGCTGTTCGGGATCAAGAATACACCTTCCCGTCCAGCGATAACGGTCAATCCAGTCACATCTACTTCGATGTAGTGCGTAAATCTACGCCACCCTCGTGGCGTACTCAAGAACCGATAGGAAAGCTGACCGGGCCGCAGGGTTCCGGGCTCGATATCTGAAAGATACTGTCCATCGCCATATCTTGCATCCTTCGGGTTGTCCGCCTTCCGCGATGCCCACAGTTCGAGGGCATTCAGAATCTGGCTCAGTCGACCCTCTGTGGTGTAGTGATACAGGGTTTGCCGGGGGATACTGCCACTGGGCGGCGTCAGAGAACCATCAACAGGCCTGCTGGGTGGTGCACCTGTAGGCAACCCGCCACCGGTCGTTGTTCGCACGGCGGGCGCAGATTCCGAGGCATGCATCGCAGCGCCTAGCCGCTGCCCGACTGCAACGTCGTGCGCTCCAGCCGTGACGAGTGATTGCGATGTCGACCGAAGCATTACGAATTGCTCGACCTCCGCCACCAGGTCCTTCGCAGCCCGCGCGACGCTCTCCTCGGAAGTGAGCATCTGCGCTAGTGGGAGGCCCTCGCTCGGCCGTACGTATGCGTTCAATGGCATGACTGAGGGGCCGTTTGTCAGCGAGTTCATCGCCGGAGGGCTCGGCATAACGTCTGAGTAGGGGCGCGGCGCAGCATTCGGAACCCGAATAGCTGGGAGCGTCGTTGCTTCTGCCATGTGGACCGGCAGCGATCGCGTCGTCGCTGCGCCAGCCTCGGCCGCAACCCGCGCAGCTCCGACGCTGGCCGCCTTGGTGCCAGCGGCCGCAGCGACGCGCGCAGGTGCACCAATTGGAACGACATAGCTACCGATATCCACCAATGCAATCGCGACTTCGAGCGGTGAGTGCTCTGGCCGAGTCGGAACCACCGGCGCGTTGATCTTTCCGTCCCTGTCCGGGCGTGCGTTGATAGTTGCTCGCATTTCGGCATGCGGTGACAGGTTGACGACGGTGTCCCCGAGGACGACCAGACTGTGCTTAGTCGATTTGGCAATCGCTACAACCGCAGCAGAAATTGGTTTGTCCAGCGGATGCAATTCTGGTGAGGTAGGGGACACATTGACAGGTGGTCCTGCCCATTTCGGCGGATAACGCGGGTCAGTGAGGACGCCTTGTTGCAGCTGTGTTTGCGTCCACTGCTGGACCGCGGGATCCTTCCAGGCGATGCCACCTTCACGTAGCCGTCTGAATGCTGCACGCCAGGATTCGGCTTCTTCCTCGTTTTGTGGCCGGTACTGCGACCATTGCAAGTCGAGGAGCTGCTGATACCGGGTGTATTCGGCTGCTTTCAATCGAGCCACTGCCGCGTCGTATGGGTTCCCCGGCCCCACCCAGTTAGGTCGACCTTGCTGAACCAACGCCTTATCTGCCGCCAGTTGCGGCGCCGAGTAAGTCGCACTTGTCAGGCGCGGTACTTGGCATGGACCGGGGTCTGCCGGTATTGACACCGCGGCAGTGACGACTACCTGCGCCGGTACACCCTGCTGCGGATCATCCTGCGCCCGCGCCTGTTCCGGCTTGTAGGACTGCACGAACTGAACCGGATCAAGAAGGCCGGGATATTGGGTTTGACCGGAAACCGGCTGTTGCACACCGAGCAACACACTGGTCAGGGACGAGGGCAGACTCGCCGGTGTCGCGGGTTTGGGAGTCGGCGGTACGTCCGGGGCAGTTGTCGGTACCGGCTCAGGGGTGGTTGCCGCAGGCGCCGGTGATGGACTGGTCGGCGCGGTTTGTGGTTGGGGCGTGGACGGTGCGGGCGTCGGAGCGGGCCCAGCCGGAGCGGGGACCGGAGCAGGCGATTGTGGTAGAGGTTGGGCTTGCGGCAAGTCCGTCGGCACCGCTGGCCTATCGGACACACTGGGTTTGTCCGTGGTCAGACCGGGGATCGTCGGCAGGCCTTTACCCTCGAGCGGGGCATTGACGAACCGTGCCGTCGAAGTACGGTCTTGGGAGCGCCTGTCCATGTCACGAATGCCGAGCACTCGCTCATACGCCCGCGCTGCCGAAGCTGCCGTCATCCCGTTCAGGTTGTGCACCCGCGGTTCTCGTGTGGAGCCCGAGCCGGATTCAGCTCCCAACGGGGTCAGAGACGAGAGCCATGCAGAGAATTGGGAATGGTCATACGCCACGAAAGGCTCTGGTACCACCATCGCGATACCTCCTTTGAAATCGAGAGAGCCCAACCCCCGCACGGGGATTGGGCTCTCTCTTGTTCGGTATTCAGTTCGGGGGCAGGATCAGAACGGTCGCGATGACCTCGGCGTCACAGCCCCGATAATGCTCGAATCGGTGTTCCCGTTCTCGACCTTCACCACGATGTCGGTGCTGGTCCATGGGTCCAGCGAGGCGAGCCAGCGGCGGCCGGCGAGCTGGCCCCACACATTGACACTCGCGGTGCTGCCCTCGGTGTAGAGGCGAGCAGTGCGGTGGCGCGGGTGGGTGTCGATCCGCAGGGTTTGGCCTGTGATCAGGCGCGGCGTCTGGACCAGGCGCAGCTGGTCGAGACCCTCGACCGGGTCGAGGATCGACCAACGGCCGGGGCCGTTCATCGTGTACCGCGGCCAGGCCGGCTGATCCGCCGCATTGCGCAGGCGCAGAATGCCCTCGCCCGCACCGGAAGCGTTCGTCCACACCATGGTTTCGTCGAAGTGACGCTCGAGCGGATCCATCGCGGTCGCCGACATCTTGTACATCGCGAAGCCGTTGCGCGCCGGATCGATATCGCCCGAAGGTTCAGGGGCGGAGTCGATCTGGAACTGCTGGAAACGCCAGCCCTGGTGCCGGGTGAAGTAGCCGACGGTCACGGGCTTGTCGGTGGACCAGCCGCGGAACCACGCGTCGTGCACGGCGAGGAATTCGCGGACCGGGTTGGACTCCTGAGCGCCTGCCGCCGCCGAGATGATGGCGAGGAAGTCCCATTCCTTCTTCCAGCGGACCGACCGGGCGAAGGTGGCGCCGTCCTGGCGGGCACCCTCGGTGGCGAGCAGCTGAACCGGTGCGAACATGAATCCTGTTTGCGCCGAGAGCCTTACGCCTTCACGACCGGCATTCGGGCCCGCCAGGTGCCAGACCCGGCCGTTGTTGTCCCACACCACGATCTTGGTGTCCTGTGTGTTGAGCATTTGGTGGATCATCGGCCGAGTCCTCCTCCTCGTTGTGCCACGAATGTCTGGCGTCGTTGAACTCGGGCGATGGACATCTGCACGCTCTTGGGGTCCATGCCGTTGAAATTGAAGATGTCGCCGCGGGCGGTGTGTCCGCCGACGCCCTCGGCCAGGTCTGTCAGACCGAAGCCGGTTCCGACGACTTCCTTCGCGGTACTCGCCAACCATTCGACAGGTTTCGCGACCAGGTCCACCGCCTTGCCCGCCACCGTGGATCCGACAAGGGATCCGAGCACGCTGCCGACCGCAGCACCGGCTGGGCCCGCGACCGCGGTGCCGAGTGCTGTGCCGATGAAGCTTCCGGCTTGGCCCGCCAGGTCTTGGGCGACTCCCTTCGCCGCCCCGGTGATGCCTTTGACCAGACCACCCGAGGAATTACCCGAAAGGAAGCCTTGAATGCCGGCTGTGAGGTTTGACTCTTCGTTGTTGTCGAACGCTTTCTGCTGTTCGAACGGTACGAAGAACTCACTGTCAGAATTGATCCCGAGCTGCTTGGCAAGCTCACCGTCGGCTGAGAGTGCGTTGGAGATGGACGGGATGCCGAGGGCACCGGCCAGCGCACCGACCGTAGAACCGGCTTCACGCAGGGCTGTGGTGTCGCTGAGACCCAGCGACTCCCCGAAGTTCTTCGCCAGCTCGCTGCCGACGATCGATCCGCGATCGATGTAGTCGGCTCCGCCGTAGGTTGTGAAATGCGTGGGGTCGGCAAGGCTCGTGCCTTTGAGACCCTCACTCAGGCTCGGCGTACGCGGTGTCGTGGATGGCCCGACAGCCGAATATCCGCCGGCGCCATTGGGCACATACACCGTGCTCGAACCACCACCGGACCCGCCGGTGACTACAACGCTGTTCGAACCACCGCTCGACCCACCGTCACCACCGCCGAAGCCTGTCGGCGTCATCGGCGAAGCGCCACCCGGCGCAACCGAACCACCGGCGCCACCCGACGACAGATCCGCGCCTTCCGATGGCATCGCTCCGATCGCGGACTTCAACGACATGGATGCCGCGAACCCACCACCGAACCGAGACCCGATCGTCTGACCGAGCTGCTCGCCGATTTCCGGCGCCAGCTGCCCCGCCGGTCCGAGCGCAGGCGCGATAGCCGCACCCAACGCCGCACCGACCCGACCACCGGCTTCCGTCGCCGAGGCGACGATCCCTGCGGACAACGCCTCGGAGAGTGCCGACAGCGGAGCCGTGGAACCCTGGGCAGACGAAGTTGACTCCTGGGCGAATGCGGGCATCGCGCCCAAGAGCCCCTGCGGTTCCACGTTCAGCGAGGCCGAGATCGGTGGTCCGTCGCCGGTGAACGGCGAGTTGGTGCCCAGATCGACTTTCATGGGTTCAGGCGCACGCCGACCGAACAGCCCGCCCGCGCCCAACACCGGAGCCAGTGCCCCACCGAGCGCCGCACCCGCGGTACCGGCGGCATTGATCGCCGCACCGCCGATGCCGCCGATCACATCGGCGATCAAGCCGGTCCCGAGTAGCTCGCGCCACTTCTGCGGATCACCCATCCCGGAGTCGCCGACCAGACCGCCGGAAGCGAAGCCGGGAAGCATGCCCGCCAGGTATCCAGCTGACGGAACCCAGCCGGAGTTGATCGCTTCCAGCAGCGGCAGCGCACCGGCCGTCGCGGCCGCGTTGACCACGAATTCACCGTTGGACAGTCGAGCCAGGATCGAATCACTACTGCCGGTCCCGGGACCGCGAACCGAGCCACCACCCGCGTAACCCGCAGGTGCACCGCTATTTTCAACTACGTAGCCGGGATCAGACTTCGCTGGATTGAGCAGCGTCGTCTTCGAGGAAAATTTGATCAATCGGGTCTTGGTATCGACCGCGTCCGTGTCGGGACGGAGCAGGTCCATCGCCTGTCCCGCTACCCGCTCGGCGATCGCGCCTGGCGCAGTGCCGAGCACGTCGGACAGCACACCGAGCAAACCCGCCCCGATCAGGCTGTTCGGCGGAATTCGGCCATCCTCATCGAGGGTGACCGGGTTCTCTTCGGGCAGGGTGATCGTGGCGGTGCCGCCGCCGGAGCCGCCTTCCCAGACGGCCCCGCTCGGCAGCCTGATCCGCATCCCCGGAGCCGGTGTGCCGCTCGTGGTCATCGCAAGAACGTCCGGCAATGTCATCGCCGTTGGGCGTCTCTTCTTCACAATTGGTATCCACTTTCTGCGTTCGACCGCTCCGGGGCTGCCACCACTAGTCGTTCCAGCCGAGGAAGTCGTTCATCTGATCGAGTTCCGTTGCTGTGCCGACCCGTTCGCGAGTCGACTTCCTGCCGGGCCGAACGATCGGCTCGGGCATGTTGCGCCCGCGCCGACCGTCATCGGTCCGTGCCCAGGCCAGCCACCGCAGACTGTCGGCGACATCCGCCAACAGGTGTTCAGCGGTCCGCCATCGACTTCCCTCGGGGTACATCGTGCGCAGCAACGCCGACTCGAGCGGCAGGTGCTTCACGATCGATCGCAGGTCGGCCCAACCGAGTACATCGGTGCCGAGCATCCGCAGCCGCAGCCCCAGGACGATCAGGTCGTATTCGATTGCCTCGCTGTGCTCTTCGAGAAGAGCGTCGAGGCTTAGGATTCCCCCAGGCTCAGCCCCGAGTGCGCGCGCCACGCCTCGAGCAGCTGGTGGTAGGCATCGGGGTCCATCTCGTCGAGCGCGGCCAGCGCTTCGGGCGCCAGGCTCAGCTCGAGCAGGGTGTACATCGCGTCCACATCGCCGAGACGGCGGATCCGGCGAACGAGACCGGGCTTGAGGTAGGACAGCGACGGCAGCACGATTGTGGCGCCGTCGACGGTATAGGTGAAGTCGTCCTTCACGACCGCCGGCTGGGCGATCTTGATGGGAGCAGCAGGAGAAGTCATGGGTAGCAGACCCTTTCGTTGTGCAGTGATGTGAATGAGAGAAATAGGAAGGGCCCAACGGCAGCGGGCGGGCCTGCGCATAGGTGTTTTACCCGCCGCCGTTGGGGGCTTTAATCAGGCAGTCTTGAGACCGTCATCGAGGTAGCGGTACGCCTTGATGCCGGAATCGTCCTTGAATGCCTCGACATTGATCGTGAAGCCGGCCAGTTCGTTGGACACGAACTTCTTCTCGGTGATCGAGGAGATCTTGGCGTTCGGCAGCACGATGCGGAGCTTCTTGTCCTCGGTCTTCATATCGAAGATCCACGAGCGACGCGGCAGAACCACGCCGGTCTCCCGGACGGTGATCAGCTTGCCCGAGGTGGAGGTGGCCGCAGTGGGGGTCACGTTGTTCTCACCGAAGATCTCGCTGAGCACATCCTGGTCCCACACCGCGTACAGGGTGAGGCCGAAGCGAACCGAGTGCTCGGTCTGCAGCTGGGCGATGATGTCGGCGTTCCAGTCCTTGACCGTCTCGACCTTGCGCTCACCGAGCGACTCGATGCCGTCCTCGGAGACATAACCCAGGGCCTTGAAGGCGGGGGCAATGGTGCCCGCCGCGGTGGTCGGCAGGGTGGTGTTGAGCGGCGCCACCAGGACACCGCCGGAAACGGCCAGGTTCGGGGTACCGGCGCCGATGAAATTGCTGGAAGGCAGAGCCATTGTTGTTATCTCCCTTGGGATTGTTGCGCAGGCCCTCGGGATGGGTACTTCAGTTCGACTCCGCATCGGAGTCAGGCGAGGACAGTGCCTCGCACAATCAGGTCGGCGACAAGTGTGTACCGCGGAGCGGCTGTCACCGGATCGGTGTCGTTCTCCATGCCGGCATCCTCGACCTGGTCGCACCACACGGTGCCCAAGTAGCCGGGAGCGGCCGCACTCAGGATCGAACGCACAACCGCGGCAAGGTTCGCCGCCGCGCCGGCGTCATCGGTGCATTCGAGAACAACACGAGGACGATCGAGAATCAGCTGAGCGCTACGGCGCCCCTCCCGATCTTCGACATCGACTCGGGCTTTTCGGTCGTTTCTGGTCACTCGCACCATCCGCGTCGGACGCGGATCCGGGACCCGGCCGACCACAGTCGCGGTATCAGCTATCGCGGTGAGTTGCGTCGTCAGATAATCGACCAGAGTTTGTTCGATATCAGGAAACAGTATTCTTTCATTCATGTCAAGTCCTTGAACAGATTGATCTGAAACCAATATTTGGGCATGAAAAATCCCGACCGGTCGACCGATCGGGATAATCCTCCGTAAGCAATTACAGCATGAATCAACGCCTTCGCACAGCGGGATTCATTTCGACTGCACAGCTATTCTACTCAGACCGGTTCATAGTCAAACTTTGCAGACATAACCCATGACCCGCTCGACTCCTTATCATAATGATAGGTAGCAGCTCGCAAAGGTCGCGCACCATACTCAATATGAAGAGATACTAGCTTCCCAACCGATTCCAGCAGATCGTCATCCGGAAAAATGATCGGTTGCAAAGTCGACTTCAGAGTGACACTGTACTGATCACCCTCTACACCGATCAGAAGGTCCGCTGAATCATCATCTTCATACATCTCCCTTAACACTAAATACCCGATTTCCACATCTATATCAGCATGCAGATCGAGAGGAAATTCAGGCAAAGTACGCATCCTTCAATGGGATCACTAAGATCATGGACTCGCATATATCGGATCGGGTAGATCGGTTCGCACATCTACGCAACCCGGCCTATTTGTATTCTACATCACAACCGTGAACTCCGAAATCTCTATACCGTTGAGATAGAACGCCTCATATCGCCAAGTACTACTACGGTCCAGAATGCGTTGAAGAAGTCCGCTGGCGTCATCGCAACATGGTCAAGGCTGTTCTAACCTGCGCGTTGGAATTCACCGAGACCGGAATCTTGGTTACCGCCGTGAATACGGCCGCGAACGCTTGGTTCTGTTCAGACGGACCGCTGGCCAGGATTCCCGCCCCGGTCCGCCAGCCGCCTTATATCCTACAGAAATCCGAATCACGTTCCTTTCTTGATCACGACACCTCTCGCGTGCCTAACCGCATCGTGAACAGAAATTTGTTGAGATCATGATTTGGGCATGAAAAATCCCGATCGACGTAGCCGATCGAAATATTAACCCAAGTTGGTGCCGAACCCTCGCTAGGACTTCTTACGCGTCGGGGGCCAGTCTGGCAGCACGTAATCGTCCTCGGGTTCACTATAGTCGCTACCGTAAAGCAGCGTACAAATTCGATCGACCTCTTCATCGCTCACTACCGGCGGAGTGTAATCATTCGTCTTGATGTGATCTAAAAATTCAGTGGGAGGTGCCGCGCGATGCACGCGTACGTAGTCGGCCCACGCCAACGACCAAAACCATTCCCCATCGGTGAACTCACCCACTCGAATATATCCGCACCCCTCGCCCAAGAATGGGTCATCTACCACGCCTGGAGATACCAATAGCGGCGTACAATTCTCCAGATAGGTTGCGACGCGCTCGGCCTCCACGAACGTCATTTCGCCTGGTGTCACCTCGACCGCGATCTCCTCGTCACCGATTCTCTGCGGGGCAATAATCGTAACCACACCGTGCACCTTCCACTATTTTTTCGGACCAGAAGGGTAGAACCACTGAAACGTACCACGGATAGTAGGATGCATTTTGCCGTTTTTCCCGTACGGCGCTACAACCATCCGCCCATTTGGATGGATCCACAAGATTTCAGTTGGAGCATACACCGCCACGCCCAGCCTATTAGAGAGATTTTGCGCGAATCCATCGGGATTCATCCCAGTTCTACAGGACAGAAGCCTAATAGGCTGACCGGGAACCCAGCCATGTCCTTGGAGTATCCGCGAAACCTCGCGGTGGCTAAAGTTCCGCCAATTCTTGGGTAGGTCAGCCTGTCCGTCACGAACCTGGAGACCGACGTACTTTGGCGCGCCATGTATACCTACATCAAATACCTGAGGCATTGGCTTCACCTTTGGCATATGGATAAGTACGTCGTCGTCCGAACGAAACATCATTAGCCCCCGCCTATTGTCCGGAAATGATCGAACATCGATAGTTAGCGGCCGATTACCCGGGATCGTTACAGGATTCGGCCCAGGTGCAGGAATCACACTCGGCGCAGGTATTATACTTGGTTCATGCGTATCAGTAAAGCTTCGTCCGCCAGGCAGAGGAGCGGTCGTGGGGCCGAGTACCGCTGACGGAGAGGTCTTTCCCCCATTCCGAACCCCTGCCAACCAACGCGCTCGAGGTATGGGGATCGGCAGGAATAGCGTCGCGAGGTCGATCACCGCCACGGCTGCCCAGAACACTTCACCGGCAGTATGTTCCTTCTCCGCAGGTGTTTCATATGACGGGAAGGATATTCCGTTTGATCCTGCCCTCGCATTCATCGTTGCAATGAGCGGACCGGTCCAGTAGTTGGAAAGCTCATCGCCGATGGCCGTGAACGCACCCTTATAATGCTCGATTATTCCCTCGGAGCGCTGGGGGATAGGGGTGGCCCATTCGATACCTGGAATATCGCCCGATTCGAGATCACGCTGCTGTTCTTCTGCAAGGTTGACGAGTCGATAGTAAGTCTGTGCGGAACCGTTAGTCGGGTCGTACACCACTCGCATATCCGCAACGCCCTGTTCACGGATGTATCTGTCTATATATACCTGACTGGGCGTGAAAGTTGTGATTCCGTTGACCTGGGTAAATCGGCCGAGGTCGATGCCTTCCCGGTCGACATAGTGCCCATTTGTAATGACTCCATCAACCGTTGTGTAGTTCTTTCGAATGCCGTTGGGGTAGGTGAAGTAGCCCTCGCCAGCCCCTCGTCGGTCAATCGGTCCTGATTCTTCGCTCTCACTTCCATCTGTCCCCGAAAACCTGGCGAACAGGCGACTTCCGAAATTACTCTGCCAGGTTGTTCCAGCTGCCGATGTGTGCGTGGAGTACGGTCCAGATGGAGTTATCTGGGTCGTTTGCGTTCCACCGTCTACATCTTGTGTTTGAAGTCCGATGTCGCCACCCTGAAATAGGACGACATTCACATCACGGCCATCGACAGTATCGATATATGAGGTAACCCCTTGTGTCGCATAGGTATCGACAACTGGCACAGAGGCGCCTGGTTGGGTAATTTTTGTATTTGTCCACGGCCGGTCCGCCCCGTCACTGCCACCCCCCTGCTCAACCTTGATCGATACTCCGTTGGCTAGCACATAGTCCCAATGGCGTACACCGAATTCATCGATGAACAGCGAACCCTGTGTGTTGTTGCCGTCGACCCATACCACCGCAGGCCCACCTCGAACAGGAGGTGATACGCCCTCGGGAAGAATCTGATTGACGCGACTCGTATCGAGTTCCTGCTGGGTTGGGGGCAGCTGCGGTACGGACACTGCACTCGGCGCGGCGAATAGAAGCTGACCGACAGCGCTTTGCTCAATCGCCACCCGGTCCTGCGGCGATATGCTCGGCGGAATCTGAGGGCTCGTAGTACCAGTCGACTGTGCTTCCATACCTTCGGTGTGACCGAAATCGTATAGCTCTGCGAATACAGGATTCTGCTGAAAGCTCTTGGGGAGCTGTGTCGCCGGAGTGGTCGCAGTAGGGCCATCGGCTCCGGGAGCAGTCGATGCCGGAGGCTGCGCGGGCGGCTCTGTGGGAGCCGGTTGAGTACTGGCAGGTCCTGTCTGGACCGGCGTGGGATTCTGCTGAGCGGGTAACCGCGGTGCTGGGGTGGGAGCCGGAGTCTGCTGGGGTGTCGCATCTGGTCGCGGCGGTGCCGGCATCGTCACACCCGGCTGCTCCGGAGGCTTCTTGTCGGTCGGAGGCTTCCAGTCCGGATTCACGCCCGGCTGTGTGGGGCCCTTATCGTTGACGAACTGCGCAGCACTGATGTTCTGCCCAGCCGAATCTAGTGCTCGACCAGCGAGAACCCTGTTGTACGCCCGCGCGGCAGTAGCCGGGGTCATTCCGGAGTGGTTGAACACCCGGGGTTGACGCTCGGGCTCGCGCGACTCGGCACCGATCGGTGTCAGACTTTGCAACCACCGACCATCACCCGTCGGGTCCGTTACCGGGCCGTTCACCGCGGAGGCTCCGCGTCATCGATCCGGCGGCGCAGTTCGGCGACCATCGCCGCATACGCCTCCGACTTCGTCTTCCCCTCACACGCGATCCCGCGAGGATGCGTCGCGTACCAGGCACTTCCCTCGACCTGCTTCACCGAGATCTCGTCGAAGTCGTAGAACTCCTCGGCATCAGGTGTCGGCCAATTGCCTTCGTCGTCAGGGGTGATGTGGGCGCCGGTGTCGAACGCACCCGGGGCACCCGCTGGGGTCGGGACCCACCTGATTTCTTCGAGCGCGGGGTGCACGCGCACACCGCGCTTGATCAGGTACTCAGCGACCCGGGTTGCCTGCTTGATCGAGGTGACGGTCGGTTCGGCGAGCTTGCGGCCGACGGGGCTGGTCCATTCGGGGAGGTGGATGACCGAGAGTTCCTCTGCCAGTGCGCGAACCTGCGGGTCGAGCTCGTCGTCGTGGTCCGGTTCGGCGAGCTTGCCGGAGAGGGTCTGCTGGAGGAGCGCCAAAAACTCGGGAGTGACCAGCTGTCCGGATTCGGTCTGGATGTATTCCGGAGGCGACGTTTCGTTGATGCCGAAGTCGACCGAGCCGATGATTTCCTTGCCGGACATTTGGGTGAGCCTCCCGAGTTTTTGGGCATGAAAATGGCCCGTGCCTGCTGGCCGGGCCGTTGTGTTGTTGCGGGTATCGAGTTAGCGGGCAGCGTCAGGTGATGCGCACATACGACGCCGAATTCACCTGTGCTGTCGGGTTGAACTGCGCGAGGAATTGTGTGCCCAGCGCCTGTACCCGGACCACATCTCCGGACGCGATGGAACGGACCACCGAGACAGTCACGGTCGCCGTTGAGCTGGCGGGAACAGTCGTCGCCGTACCGGTCGCGACGACGACTCCGTTGACTGTCAACCGCAGCGTGACATTGGCGTTCGCTGCCCCGGCCGCGGTGAAGACGATCGAGGCCGCCAGTGTCGCTGAGGCTTTCGCCGCCTGGGCGACGATGCCGTCGGTATTGACCGTCGATCCGGGGTAGGTGCCGGTATCGGCCGCCCACCCGGCCACCGTCAACCAGTCATTGGCCATCTGCGTCCACGCGGGCGACGACTTCGTCATCCCTGCCGGAGCGAAACTCGGCACTACGACCATCGACAGCTGTCCGGTACCGGTGTGCGCCATGTCGACACCCGCCTTCGCGCTGCTCACCGTGAGCAGCGCACCCGAACCCGTGGTGTCCACGGGCGCACCCTGGGCCATCGCGAGCTGCCCGACGCCGCCGAACGCGACCGGCTGTCCCGTTGCCGCCGATAGCGAGCCCTGTCCCGCAGTGCCGCCGGACACGACAACAGCCCCGGCGGCCGCGGCCGCGACCTCGATGCTGCCATCACCGGCGAACGCGAGATCGAACGGTTTCAGGCCGGAGAACCGGCCATCACTACCGAACAGCGCTTCCGCGCTACCGATCACGACCAGGTCCGTAGTCGTGGTGCCTTCGGCTTCGAAGGCCATGGGAAGGTGCGTGTTGAGCGACGCGCTGGAGCCACTGGCCCCGGTGAGTCCGGCCTCGAGCAGCACCTTCCCCGATTTGACCACAACCTTGGCGACCAGTTTCCCCAGGGCGCCCGCGGTGCCCAATGCCCCGGAACGAGGCGAGATCACCGCGGCCACCTGGCCGATCGCAGCCGACGCAGGCGAGATCTGCGATCGCACCTTGTTCAGCTGTGCGGCGAAGGCACCGTTCCCGCCCGACCCGGCGACAATGTATGGCTTGATGATCGGCACAAAGGCATCCGGTACGGCTGTCGGTGCCGTCGGCGCCCTCGACGTGGTGATGGAAACGCCGGGCAGTCCCACCGCGGCTGTTGTCGGCGCCGGCAGGGTGGCCCGCGTCGGTTGTTGCGTAGCCATGCGGCGCCCTCCGTCAGCTCTGGGTAAAAGTGGGGGTGATCAGCAGCTGGCCCTGGGCACCCAGGGTGGTGGAGCTGATCGCGACCTTGTCGATGAAGTCCGCGGAGCCACCGGCGAGGGTCTTCCACAGGCCGACGTAGGTGTAGGAGCCGGCGGGAAGGTCGATCGTGACCTGCGAACCGGTGACCACGCCACCGGTGCCGGAGGTCCAAGCCGACTGCTTACGGGCATAAGCGGGCGAACCACCGCTCGCCTCGTTGGCGCCGGTGGTGCCGGGATCGGCGGTGTGCACGCTGATGTAGACGGTGTTCGATCCCGCGACGTTCTTGTAGGCGTCGGCGAGAGCCTGGCGAGTGGTAGCAACGGCGATAGCCATGACAGCTCCTTGTTTCAGATATTTCGAGGGTGAAGGTTGATTTTTCGAGTTACGCGGATGCTCTAGGTCCGGATGACCGAGCCCACGTACCACGCGTAGGTGGTGGCGGGGGTGGTCGGATAGGTCACGAGCATCGTGTACCGCGAATTCGCGGGAATGGCGTCACAAATGGCGCTGGATACCGCCCAGGAGGCGGCGGTCGGGGTGACGGTCGCGGACCAGGTGGCCAGCGATACACCGCTCGGCGCGGTCAACCCGATGGAAATTGTGGTGCCAGTGGGAAATACCGCGCCGCCGGACGGCTGAATCGTCTGCACGAAACTGGCGCCGGTGGTCAGGATGAGAGGCTCGACCGTAGGCTGATACCCCAGATAACCGGGGTCGACCGGTGATGTCATGACACTTCCTTTACTTCGTAGCCGGCCAGCCAGAGCGCGCCTTCGTGAGTCGCGTCGGGATGGATGTAGGAGCCCGGCAGCTTTGTCATCGTGACTGCCGAACCGTCGGGTCGCGCCGCCACGATGACCGCCTCGGCGGACTGGCGACCGAACGCTTGCTGCGTCCACACGATGACGTGGTTGTTACCCGAGAGCGGTTCCGAGAGTTCGTAGAGCCGAGCGGGGCCGGCGAATCCGGTGACTTCGATGGAAAGCGTTGTGGCTGTGTTCATATCGCGAAATTTCCGTTCAGTAGGTGAAGTGATATTCGATGACGGTGACGAGTCCGGCCGCGCCGATCGCACCCGCGCCACCGCCGCCCGCCGGGAATCCGCCGCCGGCGCCGGCGTTTCCACCGCCACCGGACTGCAGCGCCTGCCAGAACGGCGGATTGCTGGTGCCTGCGGCCACCAACCCCGATCCACCGCCGACGGACCCCGCACCGGCACCACCGCCCCCGCCCGCGAGCAGAGCGATATCGCCACCGGAGACGGATTCACCGCGCTGCCCGTTCGGACCGCCGTTGCCGCCGCGCTGGAACCCGAGGCCGCCCCCGGCCCCGCTACTGGCTCCGCCGGATCCGCCGGCAGCGACCAGCCATGTGCCGAAACTGGAGGTCCCGCCATCGCCGCCACCGCTGCCCGCGACGCCGACGACAACGGGCACAGACTCAGCGAGCACGGCAGCCGGGATTCGCCGCGCGGACCGAATAGCCTGTCCCCCACCGCCGCCCACGGTCGCGTTGCCCGCTCCGCCGCCGCCGCGCAGGATCACATCCACCGCGAACAGGTTCGGCGGCGGGGTCCAGGTGTCCGATGCGGTGAACACACGGAGGTTGGCGGTGAACATCAGCTGGTCCGTTCGATCAAGAACACGATCCCGCCGGCGCCCTGCGCGCCTTTGGCCGCGCCGACGCCGTTACCGCCACCGCCACCGCCACCGCCCGCGGGGAATGCGCCTGCGCCGCCCGGGTCACTACCGGTGACTCCGCCACCGCCGCCGCCACCGCCTGTCGCGATGATCGTGGAGGGCGCCGAACCGGCCTGACCGGCGGGACCGCCCTGCGAAATCCCGCCCTGCCCGCCGGGCGCGCCGAGGCCGCCTGTGAATCCGGCTGCGCCACCCCCGCCCCCGCCGCCGCCGTACAGCGCGTAGGCGGAAATGGAATTGCCGCCGGCTCGTGGAGCCGGGTCGGGTTCTCCCACTCCGGACGCGCCGCTCTTTCCGCCCGCTCCGCCGGGGATCATGCCGGTACCACCGGCACCACCGGGCCCGGCGATGCCGTATTGGAACAGGCCGCCGAGTCCGCCGCCCGCCATCAACCACGAGCCGAACAAGGTGTTGGTGCCGTTCAAGCCGTTCGAACCACCGGCCGCACCGCCCGCCCCGCCGACGCCGACGGTAATCGGGATCGGGAGAAAGTCGCCATTGGTGTCCACCGGCAGTAGCGACGCGGGGATATTGGTGTGCACCTCGCCACCGCCGCCACCGCCACCGCCAGACCCACGATTGCCCGCGACAATATCCCAGCGTCCGCCCGCGCCGCCCGCGCCGCCGCCGATCAGGATGATGTCGAGAGACAGAATTCCCGGTGTCGGTATGTAATCTCCCGATGAGGTGAACACAATCGCGTTGCCCTGCAGCAGGATCTGCTGAAATCTCGTTTGCAACATCGTCATTGCTGGGAGAACATCGGATGGATCACCCGAAGCCGTGCCCGTGATCGGGCCGGTGATCCCCTTGGAGATCGAGTCCACCCCCGACAGTGCCTCCCCGGCCTTCGCGTCCAGATCGGTGGCCCACCCGTTGAGGAAAGCCAAGGGGTGCATGCCGAGCACCTCGACCCCGGCCAGCGCCCGGCAGAGGTTGGCCAGCATGCGGTCGATCGCGACACCGACATACGCACCCAGTTGGGCATCGGCCTTGCGCACCACGCTCGAGACCGCGGCATTGGTCATCGCCTGGAAGGTCTGCTGGCTGTAGTTGCTGATCTGGGTTTCGTTGCCGCTGAACGCGACCTCACGGGAGTCGGTGAGTCCACCGAAGCTGCCGACGACCTGCGCCCCATCGGGGTAGTTCCGGTCAGGTGCGGTCACGCTCGGTCACCTCCGCCTGGGTGAGCAGATGGTTGAGGTCGCCGTGCTCACGCAACTGGCTGACCAGATCGGCCCGCTCCTGCTGGGTCAACATCGCCACATCGGGCGCGGTGATCCGGGCGGGCTGCGGGGTCCCCTTCTCCACCCAGGTGCCCGCGGAGTTGAGCCAATGGTGGTGGCCCCGGATCGGCGGGTGGTATTCCTTGGTCTGCGCATCGGGATGATGCCGGAAACCCAAGTCCCACAGATGCTTCGACCACTGCTTGAGCACCATGGGATGCACGATCATCGGGGCGTTCTTCGGACCGGGCAAACCGACGAAAGCCCAGGAAAAGGCCTCCTCGGGATTATTGGGATCAGATTCGTGCTGCTGTGGAATTGACATGGGAATTGCCGTCTCTAATCAAAGTTGATTTTCACGCCGAGGTCGTGCATGGTCGATTTGATCTCGTCGATCTTGCGCATCGACTTCACCAGCGGCTCCTCGACTTCCTGATTGGTGCCGATGGTGATCTGCCAGGCCGGGGTCTGATCGCGGGCCCAGGCCAGTTCCAGCTGGGTTACCTGGTCGATGTAGATCTCGTCCGGGTTCATGCCGTGGACGGTGGCCCCCACCCGGTCACCGAGGAAGAAGTGGCCGTGGCCCTGATCGCCGATGAAGTAGGGCTGACCGTCGGCGACGGTGAGTTCGTGCGAGTAGAACGACCGCGTCGCCCACAGTGCCGAGCTCAACGCGGTCAGCGAGTTCAGGCTGTAGGCGTCGTCCGCGCCGTCCTGGAAGTGCTCGTAGTAGTGCGACCAACCGGCCTGCGCCGCGCGCATCGGGTCCTTGTAGGAAACCCAGGCGAGCAACGTGTCCTTGAATCCGGGATACAGCCAGGTCTCGGCGAGTTGACCGCCGATCGCCGACCAGTCGCCAAGACCCGCCGTGGCGATCTGCAGCAAACCGCCCGCGAGTTGACCGGCCGAGGTGAGGGCCTGCTTCACGCCGGCGTTCACCTGCTCCGGCGAATGCCCACCCGTGAGGATCTGCACATCGGTGAACGGCGTGATCGTGAACGACGACGTCTGCACGCCCGTGTTCCGGTCGGGCCGGAAGATCACCCATGGCGCCTTCGACAGCGTTCCCAGCCAACCCGGCTGCTGATATTCGTCGGTATTGGGATCGGGCAGGATATTGCGCGTCGTGCCCAGGTAGTCCTCGGTATACACCTGAGCGGTGTAGACCAGCCCGTCCAGGACGCTGCCGCCCTCGCTCGTGCCGGTGGTGAAGCCACTCTTGTCGACAATGTCGACCACGAGCGCGCCGTTGCGCAGATTCGCCCCCGGCCACGGCGCCGGATCGCCGACCAGCCACCGCCGGGTGGTGATCATCAACTGCGCGGTGGCCAGGGTGTCCTTCGCCAGGTCGTGGAACATCTTGAACCGAGAGTTGAGCAACGTCCACACCGACGAATCCGCCAGCAGATCATGGGGTTTCACCACGATCGACCAGTTGGACATATCCAGGTCGAACCACTCGGACACATCGAGCGGGTTGTCCGGCAGTGCCCACAGGGAGGTTTCCAGCCGCAGCACGTTCAAGAACAGGGCCAGCTTCAACGAGGAAACCGATGGCCCGGCCAGGATGAAGTGCTGTGGAATCTGCAGAGCGGCCGGGAGCAGCGGGTTGGCCCAGACGCAGATGTGCTTGAGTTCCTCATAGGAGTGCAGAAACGACATCTCGACCGTCGTGACGCCGTATTCATCTTGTTTGACAACAGCTTTCGACAGACGGCCGTCCCAGCGCGCGCCATCCTTGTCGACGGTGATGTGGATGTTCTGGGTGGTCCGCGTGCGCGAGATCGCCCACTGCGAAAGATGATGCTCATAGGGCAGCACGATCACGCCGGTCCCGGATTCATTGAGCATCCAGGTGAAATTGGCGCTGACCTCGCCCGCGCAGATGCCGCGAAGCTGCCAGTCGCCATCCCAGAACCGGATGAGCGGCGGTTTGGTTCGCAACACCTCACGCTGCGCCTTGTCTTGCAGCGCGTTCTCGTAGATGACAGGCAGATCGTTCACCGTTGTCATTGCAGCCCCCAGGGCCGCGACCAGCTGCGCGGCTGCACAGCCATCACCGAGGCGCCCGCCGGCGCGCCGGTCACCTGCACCGGCAGCAGCGTCGATGGCGTGTAGGGCGGGATCATGTACTCGAAACCGCGCCCACCCATGAGCGCCCACATCTGCGATCGGTCGGCCGCGACGAGGGTTTCCCGCGCCGGGTCGGTGTCAACGACCAGATCCTGACCGACGGCCGTATTCGGCAGCACCACAACACGATCCGCGTCCTCTTCGGCGCGGTTGTGGTAGTTGTTGCCGAAGGAGAAGTCGGGCAGTGTCCAGCGTCCCGGCGCCGAGCACACCCATTGCAGGTACATCGGCTGATCGGTCGGATTGGCGACGGCCACCGTGCCGGATTGCGTTGTGCCGCTCGTGGTGCTGATGGTCGAGACCCAGCTACTCGTCGCGGGTTCCTCGAACCACCACGGCACGCCCGCGGTGCAGGTCATGGTGACCTGACCCCACAGGTTCAGGTGCGGGTCCTTGTTCGGTTTGAAGTCGGGTTGCTGCGACATCCGCAGCGCGAGCGAGCGCGAGCCGTAGCCGGTGGTCACCGTCATGATCGAATCCGCGTCGTAGGCCCAGGCTTTGCGCCAGGCACTGTCCACGGACTCCCAGGAGCGACCGGCGATTTCGAAGATGTTGACGCCGAAGACCACTTCGCGTCGGTTGGTGCTGTATCCGCCGTAGGTCGCGCCGTTCTGGAACGCGGTCTGGTTCCAGATCGTCGTGACCGGCGCGTCGTAGAGTCCGCTCGGCGCGGTCCCGAGGTCGACACCTTCCCGGCCGCGACCTTGTCCACTGATCGTCCACGTCGAACCATCGACGCCGGTGATCGTTATCAGCGCAGGACTAGTCCCCACTGGTTCACCTCAACTCTTTCCCTTGTGCTGCAATGAATGTGGTTGCGCCGTCAGCTGACGTAGACGGCCGCGATGACGCCCGCGCCGACCGCGAGTCCGGCACCGTTCTGGCGCACTTGCACGTCGATCACGTCATCGGCCTGGAGTACCGGCGCGACCGTGATCGGCACGGTCAACGGCATCTCGGCGGCCAGGTTGGTGCCGGCGGTGAGCGTGAGCGAGGCGAAGCTCTGCTGCACCACTCCCGCCCGCAAGTGCCGAACTGTGAAGGTGGCATTGTTGGTCGCCGCGCCCGTCACAGTGACGAATCCGGCTGGTGCGACGAGAGTTACGTCGGTGACGGTGTCGCCGCTATAGAAGGCCGACCTGTACACCCCGGCGACGCCGATCACGTCGGCACCGCCGGCGGCCTGCGCGGGCAGGATTGCCGAATAGATCATGTGTTTTCCGTTCTCTGTTGTCGCGACATCGCCGCTACGCCCACGACGCGGCGACTTCACGCTGTGCCGCGAGTGTTGTCGCGCGAACATGCGCGCTGTCGACGTGATTGGTCGTGAGGTTGACCGTGGTCGAGTGATCGAAATGGTGCCGGTTGACCACGTGTGGCAGCGCCCGGGACGGGACCGCGAAGGCGTCTCGCCGTACCGCGATCACCTGCGCGTCCCGACCGCTGATGGTGAGCGAGTCACTATTGATCGCTTCCAGCAAGGCGATATGCCGACTGGTAGACGCGGCATTCACGACGAATTCGCCGTTGGACGCCATAATCGGCACCTGGTCATCGCGCGGACCACCCGGACCACGCACGATGCCACCGGTGGCCATATGCGCCACAGCCCATTCGACCATCGCGTCACCGATGAACCCGTATCCGATACTGCCGCCGCCGAGCCAGTCCGGCAGCGGAATATTGAGGCGCTTGAGCACCGATCCGATCGCGTTCACCACGACGGCGACATAGTGGGTCACCGTCTTGAACACGCCTTCGACCCCCGAACCCAAGCCGCTGAACGAGTCCGAGATACCCTTCGTCACGTTGCTCAGCCCGGCGGTCGCCGAGGCGAAGACGTCCTGGAAGAATTTGCCCACCGGCTCGAGCGTGTTCTTACGAACGGCCTCGAAAACTTTCTCGATCGTGCCCCAATTGCCGATGATCAGCGTCACCACGCCGATCAGCGCCGTAATCCCCAGCGCGATCATGCCCAACGGGGACTTCATCATCGACGCGTTGATCCTGCCGTGAGCGCCGATCCACGACTTGGTGGCACCTTGCACATTCTTCTGCGCGGTCGACGAATTCTTCATCGCCTTGGTGAGATTCGTGAGACCCTTCGGCGCGTTCGCCAAGCGAGAAACTATTTTCGCGTGGGCGACACCGTGATCCCGCATCGCCTTGTGGCTATCTTTAAGCGCCGAAGACTTGGAATTTAGCGCCTTGGTTCTTGCCTTGATCTCAGCGACAAGACTCTTGCCGCCGTCAAGCGCAGCCGGGCTTGTTCCACCCGGACCATCCTTCTTCAACTTGCGAATGGTATCCGCATGCGTTCCAGCGAGATTCCGTTGCGCGTCATAATATGACGACAGCGGCATACCGTTCCCCGATCGGTGCGCACGCATCTCCTTGCCAAGGGCCATCGCAAGGTTCTTCTCGGCTTCACTGACCTGAGAGAACGTAAACCTCTTCGGGTGATTCTTCGCGAGCGCTTCCAACCTGCGCTGGATCTTCTTGTCAACCTTCGACTTGTCGGTCACATGCCAGTGCACCCTGCGGCCCTGCTTGAGCGCGGCTTCGTCCTTGCCGAGCTGATCATGCGGGTGCTTTCCGCTCACCTTGCCATATTTGGTCTCGTGACCAGTCGCGCCGGCGCCGTCTTTACCAGCGTCGTACCGCCGGCCACCCTTGTCTGTTACGACATTATGTTCAACCGCCCACCCATTATCATCTGTCCAACCGCGGACGATCGCCATTCCATCTCTGAAATCGTCGCCGTATTGGCTCCTATAACTCCAGTTTCGAACAGCGGCGAGCCATTCCTTGGGACCCTTTTTTCCGCCCTTATCTACATATACCCGGTGTTTTTCTTTCTGAACATTCGACAGATCCTCGCCATTTTCTGGTTGCTCGTGTCTCCACGAACTATTTTCGCCATGGTCGGGACTCACGTTCCGGCCTCCTCATTACCTACTGCGCGCACAACGAATAGACTCCGTGCGATAAGCGCAAAGAATGACCGAACGCAAAACGTCCGGGATGAATTTACAAGTGCTCAGATAGACGCTCCGCAGCATTGCCGATCGGAGCGGGAATCTATCTAGACATTATGCCTCGCGCCGAGCCTTCTTTGCCTGCAACGAGATCCATTTATCCATCGGCAAACGTCCGCCCACCTGCCATTCGGCATAGTCATTGACGGAGTGACCGTAAACCCACGTCCACTCTTCACCATTACGGTAATGAACTGCCCCAAGCAACTGCGATAGCGTGTCGACGTAGAACTCAGCGAAGGGGCAACGGACAACCGGGCTGCAACCGCGACGATCAAAAAAGACGTCTAACGATGCGGAGGCGGCGACGCGAACGTTCATCCATCGTCCTTCGAAGCTACGGACAAATGCCTCACCGAAGTAGCGTTGAAACCGATCAGCCGCTGCAGCGTTCTCCGGGGCCAGTACTGCCTCTACTGAGGAAAATCGCGCTATCGCAGCTAGTTCGGCCGTTGCCACACCGTCCGCGCTGAATGGATCACTTGGCATATCTGTCACATCTTCAGCGAAGAACGTCTCGAGCGCGGGATCCATCTCGGCCAGCCATGCCAGCCACGCCGGATCCCGCTGATCCACTTCCCGCCGGCGAAGCTCCGCCTTGGTCGCCTTGCGGTAGCTACCCATGCCGGTTCCTCACGTTAGTTACTGACAGTTACCGCAGCTGATGCTGGCGCAGGAACTCGCCGGCATCAGCATCGCGGCGGGTACCCAGCAGGAAGGCATCGAGAATCTCATCGCTGACCGGTTGGCCGTCGGGGTCGTTGAGCATCAATGCGTAGACACCGAAGCTCTGCGACGGGCTCACCGGCCGGTAGGGCACCAACACGTCGAACGAGCCGTCACCATGCTGAAATTCGTAGACCTCGCCGATCAGGGCATCGAACTGCTCACCATCGCTGTTGGAGATAGCTCCGTCGTAGACCATGACACCGCGGGCGGCTGACCTGACGACCATGAGACCGCGACCGTAGTCCAGCGGCGACTCGTCACCACCCTGCGTGAGATCAACCAACGTCACTCGAGCATCGCTCTTGCCCAGGTAGGCAAGGAACGGGCCGGCCGTGCCCTCTGAAACCCACTGCACCGCCTGCGCGACCATCTCTCCGGCCAACTCAGCGGCAAGCTGCATGTTCTCCAACTGACACGACTCCCGAACTAGTTGAGAGGGCCGACGGCCCAACGTACCCGCAGCGACTGACTCAGCGGTCGCGAATATACCGGGAAATCTCCTCGATATCACTCTTGGAGCCGGCCACACGACCTCCTTCATCGGGCCACCAGCTGAATCTGAGAATTCGCTTCCCGCGCTTCAGGTGAGTGCGGTTGTAATCGATACCCGCATCAGGACCATCGTATCCGTATACGACACGCCATCCGTCAGCAATGTAGGCGTCGAGAACCTCGCTGTAGCATTTCGTCGGAATATACGACTCCGTAGGAAGTCGGCGAATTCGTTCGACGCCATCAAAATATGAAGCCTGCACCATGTTGCAGAGCGCCTTGAACTCCATATCAATCCTTAATTCCAGAGTCGTCGCGATCCTGAGCTCGCACCAAGGATATCAACGCCGAACCGCGGCGTAGGTCAATGCCTTTCGGGCTGCCAGCGCGGTGTCGTGCGTATGCGCGTGACCGGACGTCGGCGCGCTGATGTTGACCGAGAGGGAGCGGTCGAGGCGATCGCCGCTCGGCGCGATCGGGCTGACGATCGCCAGTTGGGGGCGGTCGGCGAGGGCCAGTGCCCGGGCTTGGGCGCCCGCGGTCGCAGGCAATGAGCGCGCGGTGGCCGCGTAGCCGAACCCGGTGGTCGACCTGGATTCGTTGTTGATCGCCTCGAGCACACTGCGGTGCTTGGCGGTGGCGGCCGCGTTGACGACGAACTCACCGTTGGACATCAGCACCGGGACCGCGTCCTCGCGCGGTCCGCCCGGTCCACGGACCAGGCCACCATCGCGCATCTTGGTCGACCATTCGATCAGCGTGTCGCCGATCTTGGCCAGGCCGAGACTGCTTCCGCCGACGACGGGAACCCAGCTGGGAATGGTGAAGTCGAGCTTCTTCAGTACCTCGCCAACGGCTTTGAGTACGGTCGCGCACGCCCGTTTCAGGGCATCGAAGACCTTGCCGACGACTTCGCCGACGGATTTGAACGCTCCCGAGACCACCTGGACGGTCTTCTTGAACGCCGGGACAACCGTTTGGCTCCATACCTTCTCGAAGAAGTTGATGACCGGTTTGAGAGCCTTCTCGAACGCCTTGACCAGTGCGTCTTTGAGCTTGTTCAGCCAGTTCATGATCTTGTCGATCCATGGCTTGAGGTCGTCGACGATCTTCATGATCATGCCGAGACCGCCCTCGCTCAGGGCCTTGTCCAGCTCGCCTTGCTGCTTCTCGTGCTCGCCGTGGTCCTTCGCGGCGTTCTTGTGATCGCCGCTCGAGTGCTTGACCGCGGCGGTGAGGGGCGACATGCCGATCGCGGCGGCCTTCGCCGAGTCGACCAGCTTCTTCGTCGCCGTGGTGTGCGGGGTCTCGAGGGCATCGCTGGCCTTCTGCGCGGCGTCGAGTTCCTGCTGCGCGGTCGCTATCGCCTTGGCATCGTCGCCCTGGCCCTTCTCCGCAGGGCCGCCCTTGCCAGGGGGCTTCTTCTGTGCCCGCGGTCCGGCGGCTCCGGCTGGTTGTTTTCCGCCGGGCCGTTTGCCCCCCGGTGCCGGACGCGCGGCCCCCGGTTTCCCAACCGGCTGAGCGGGTTTGGCTGTCGACTTGGCCACGCCCCCGGGGGACTGCTGTTGACGTGCCCGCATACCCATCGGCGCCGCTGCGGCAAGCGCGGCGGCGCCGGCGACGCCACCAGCCGCCGCCACACCACCGTCGTCCTCGGCCGAGTCGTCGCCGTCGTCTTCGAGTTCGTCTTCCCCGGGATCGAGATCGTCGAGTTCTTCTTCGTCCGCGTCGAGGTCGTCTTCGGGCCGGGATCGGTCCATCGTCTACTCCTTGGTCGTGCGTCGCCGCGACTTACCGCCGTCCAGCCGCGTAGGTGATATCTCGTTGCGCGGCCACGGCTTTCGAACGCAGGTAGGCGCCGTCGTGCTGCGTCGTCGTGAGGTTGATCGTGGTCGACCGATCGAATCGGTGCGTGGTCGCCACATCGGGCAGCGCTCGCGCCGGTTTGACGCGCGAAAGGCCCAATGAGGCAACAACTTGCGCGTCTCGCCCGCCGACATTGAGAGTGTCTTTGTTGATCGATTCCAACAGTGGCCCGTAGCGAGCCGTCGCCGCGGCGTTGACCACGAACTCGCCGTTGGAAGCCAGCACCGGCACCCGGTCCTCGCGCGGACCACCTGGCCCCCGCACCACGCCGCCATCGGCCATCCGCGCCGACGCCGCCCACGACGTCATCGCCCCACCGAGCCCGGCCAGGCTGAGCGTCGCGCCACCGAGCCAACCGGGAAGACTGAACTCGATCTTGGCGACCACCGAGCCGATCACGGCGACGATGTCCGCCACCTGGTTGACCACCCCGGCGAACAGGCCACCGATCCCGCTCCCCAAGCTGCCGAGCGCGTCTTTCACCTCGTCGATCACCGTCGTGAACGGCGCGAGGCACGCGGCGAACACCTTCTTGAAGTAGTCGCCAACTGGTTCGAGCACGTTCTTCTTCACCGTGTCGAAGGCCTTCTTCACGGAGTCCCAATGCTCGATGAGCAGCCCGATCACGACAATCGCGACCTCGATCGCCGCGACGATCTTGCCGATCACCGATTTGCCGACGGCCTTGTTGAGCTTGCCCTGGGACTTGTCCCACTTGTTCGACGCGCCTTCGACATTCTTCTGGGCACCCGCTGAGTCTTTGTGCGCCTTGGCGAGATCGTCGAAACCCTTCGACGATTTGTCGACGTTCTCGGTCATCTTCTGGCTGGTCGCCGCGTGCGTGCCGAGGTTCTTGACGTCGCCGCGCAGCGCTGAGGTTCGATCCTTGAGCGCCTTGGTCTCATCGGTGATCGGTTTGGCGTCATTGGACTTGCCCGGCGACGCTTTATCCCTCGCCCCACCCGCCGTGTCCCTGACCTGCGAGACGGCGTCCGACAGATTCGCCGGATCAGCCATTCCGGCGAGATAGTCCTTGCCCTGGGCGAGGGCGGCGCTACCGAGCCCGCTCAGCGCGGCTTTCGGGTCGGCGACGGCTCGGCGCCAGTCAACTCCCGACGCCATCGCCCCCATCGCCAGACCACCGGCCAGGCCGGCGCCGCCGCGCACCTTCGAGCCGAGCCCGCCCCGAGGTCTGCCCTGCGGCCTCGATGGCCTGCGCGGCTTGACCGACCGGCTCGGTGGTGTAGCGGTGGGTCGCACACCCCTCGGCGGTTCGGTCGGAGCCGGGGGGCGCTCTTTCTCGTATCGCGCTGGTGCGTCGCGCCTTTCGATGCTCGGCTGACCGCCCCGTGGATGATCGGAGTGAGCCACATCGGCTTTCGACGACTCCCCCGAACCCTTCCCATCGGACTTGGTCGCGCCGCCCTTACCCTTATCGCCGGCATCGAGTGGATCGCTCGCGGCCAGCGCCGCGCGCAATGCGGCGTCGAACTGCGCGTCGCCTTTACTGCTCATCGTTCTAACCACTCCCTGAGGTGTCTGAAAGGTTGGGCTAGCGCGACCCACCCGCGTAGGTGAGCGCGCGTTGCGCGTGCACGGCGCGCGATCGCACGAAACTGGTGTCGGTCCCGCGGTTCAGCGCGATGGTGGTCGAATGGTCGATCGCGCGAACTGTCGCGCCGGTTCGCCGCACGCCGCGCAGTGGGGCGATATGCGGACTCTTACTCAGCGCTGACCGGCCCGTATCGGTGCCAGCTACCCGCAGGTGATCACTGTCGACCGCGGCCATCACCGCCCGCTTCGGGCTGCCGGCGTCAACGACGATCTCATCGGTCGGGCCGGCCGGTGCCTTGGCGCGGCTCGCGCCGACAAGACCACCGTCTGCCATATGCGCCTGCGCCCACTGGGACATGGCGTCGGCGATGCCGTCCACGCCTGGGAACCACCGAAACTCGCCGAGGAGATCGGCGACCTTGCCGACGACCACGGCGATGTAGTGCACCATCTTCTGGAACACCCCACCCACGGTCGAACACAACGCCTTGAACGCGCCGGAGACGGCCGTACTGATGTGGGTGAACGGCTTCAGGACCTCGCCGAACTGATCCTGGAAGAATCTACCGACCGGATCGAGCACCTTCTCCTTGACGACACTGAACGCCGCCTTGATCTCGTCCCAGTGCTCGACGATGAGCGTGATCGCGAGAATCGCGGCCCCCAGGGCGAGGGTGAACCAGCCGACCGGCGACGCGTTCCACACCAGGTTCAACGCGGTCTGCGCCACCGACCACAGCTTGGACGCGCCGCCGATGATCTTCTGCACGGTTGACGCGGTGCGAATCGCGCCGGTCAGCTTCTTGAGGTTCTTGGCGACGCCGCCGACCTTGCCGACCATCTTCTTGCCGGCGCCCGTGTGGTTCTTGATGGCCGCGAGGTTGTCCTTGAACGCGCCGCCGAGGTTCTTGAGAGCGGTCGCCTCATCCTTGAGCCCTTTGGTGTCGACCTTGCCGCCCTTGGGTTTGCTTCCCTTCGGGCCTCCTGGTTTACCGGCCGCCGGAGCCTTAGCAGGTGGACGTTTCGCCAGGTCGACCGGCTTGCTCCTATTCGGCGGTGCCGCCGGCCTATCCGGTCTCGCGGACGTCGGTTTCTGGCCTTTGGCCGGCTGCTTCCGGTCGACACCGGGCGGCTTCGCGCCCGGACCACCTCCACGTGGCGACTTCGGCGCAGCGCCACGCTCTCGCTTGCCGCTCTCACGCGGCTGAATCGGCTTCTTCGGCGGCCGAGCCGTGGGGCTTGTGCCCATTGGGTGATCATCGACCTTGGGCGGATTCTTTTGCTGCCGAGCGGGTCTGGACGCGGAAGGCCGACGCGAAGGACTCCTGCTCTTGCTCGGCTCCTTCGTATTGCCCACCTTTTTCGGCCTCTGATCCGTTGAATCGTTGAGCCCGTCCAACGAGACCGGATGGATCTCGATGTCGAAGCCGGCCAACGGGTCCGGAACACCCTCCGGTTTCGAATCACTCATCGTTTCCAACCTTCCGATCTCTTGTGAATTATCGACGTCTACATGTCAATGCCGAGTCAGCCGAATAGCCATCACCCGGCTACACGCCAACCGGACTGATCCGCGCATCCTGCACGGCCTGCAATATCCGAATCTGCGCGAACGCCGCATCGACATCAGCGACCCGGACATCAAATGTGCGCGGACCGGGCCCGCTATCCGTGCGAGGCAACGCGCCGTCGTGCAGGAACGGCGGCCGATACGCGTACCCGATCTTGCGATCCTCAGCTTGGGCAGCACGCAACACCGACCGATCGATCACGGCCATCACCTCGATACCGGATGCCCTACGCGGCGCGGACCCACGTTGCCCACCCACCAAGCCACCGTCGGCCATCCGCTCAGAAGCCCAATCCACCATCGCATCACCGATACTCTTCAACCCGAACGACTTATTGACCGGGAATCCGATATTGATCTCGAGCCGCTGGAAAATCTGACCGATCGCCTTCACAATCCCCACGACCGTCGACCGCACCGTCCCAACCGCGGTACCGACAACCCCACCCATCCCATTGAACCCAGCCATCACCGCGTTGAACGCCGCGCGGTACGGCGTTATATAAATCTTGAACGCCGTCATGAAGAACTCAGCCACCGGCGTCAAAACATTCTTCAACACCCAATCAAACGCGGCACGAATCTGATCCCAATGCTCAACGATCAACTGAATAATCGGCACCGCAGCCGAAATAGCCGCAGCCACCGTCCCCACCGGCGAAAACAACATCGCAATATTCAGCAACTCTTGCGCAAATGCCCAGTCATCGGAGATCTCATCGATAATCTTCTGCGCCCCAGCCGAATCAATAACATCGGTAACAAACCCCGATGCCGCCGCAACAGCACCCCCGACCATCACAGCCAAATCATTAAGGCCATTCTGAACGTAGCTCGTAAATGAAGTCGCCATTCGGGAGAACTCGGCGATAGTCGCCTTCAAACCTGGCAAAATTCCATCGACGAACTGACCGGGCTGGGCGCCGTTTTCAGGTTGGACAACTCCGTCACCGGGCGACTGCCCCGTTAAAGGTGCTACTACCGCAGCTTGAACTACTTCCGGGCTAGGTTTGGGCGAATCACGCAGGGCAAAGCCAACGCCGGCGATAGCTCCCAAGCCACCCAGGGTCACTCCGGCGATAGCATTGGCAGTTGTTGGAGTCGAACTAGGAGCCTTTTTGGGCGGAACCGCCGGTTTTGGCTCACTTGCGCCTCCGCGCGGCGGCCTGAAGAACCCAACCGGGTCGTCACCGATATCAAATCTGGACCATTTGGGCTCGCCTAATACCTTGAATCCGCGTACGGGCTTACTCTTATAAGGAGCTTCAGCCAAGTAATATTCAACATTCGCTTCCTTTCGCCACAGCGACACCAGAATATGTGAAAGCTCGGGGTCATTGGCCAACGCTCTTTGGAATTTATAGTCTTGCGCGAGCTTGTACTCAAGATACAGCCTGGAACCCTGCTTCACATAATGCCACTGGTTTTTCTCATCACGAACCCAGGCAAAATCAGTCTTGCCCGAGCCGCCTTTAGCCTCGACCACAATTAAGCGGCCGTCCAATACGGCGACCAGATCAAGAGCGTTGGCTCCCTCACCCTCATAGATAATACGCGCACCCATCTGCTTCATTCGCAAGCGCGCGAACTTCATCCCCACCTCTTCGCCAAGAAGTTGAGGAAATCGCTTCGGGCCAGTATCTCGATACTGAATATATTTTACGGTTAGCCTGATCAGTTCATTGATTTGGCCACGTTTCGCAATATCGTACGCATTCTTATTACGTTGATCATTCAGAACTGCTACAAGGGAGTCGCGATCCCTGGGAATAGGGTACGTCAGACCAGTAATCTGAGAGAGGACGGCTACTATGCTCTTCTTGTAGTCCGCCGCTGAATTCAGATCATTGAACGTAGACGGCGCTTCCCCCTCTGGGCTTCCCAAGATGGCGTGGAGGAGCGTAATCTGATGGTCGATACTGCCTGGAAGATTCGCCCTTGTTCTTCTATTCGATTGGGTTCTCGTACGAATATAGTCGTTGACATCGTCTTCGAACACGCTTGGAACATCAAATGACGATTCTGGAATAGCTTTCGATACGCCGCCAGGGTGAGTACACAGATTCGCTGATTCCCGACTTATATGACAGTTACATCTATTTATGCCGGTCACGCCGATGCTCCTATAGCTAATATTTTAGAGAAACTCGCAGTGAATAGATCCGCTACACTAAAAGAAACTCTCCTCCTATAGCGCGCGGAATCTTGCGCCTAAGAGCACCTATCAGTTCAATTACTGAGTCATCGCCAGCAGTCAGCGCAGCGGTGAGGTCGAGGAAATCCTTGGTGGATGTCAGTGCGGCGTTCCCAACGGATGACCAACCGCCGGTATTGGTGCAGGAAGGCCAGTGTTTGTTCGACAATCCAGCGGCCGGTGGTCACCTTGTCGCGGGTGCCGCGGCGTGGGATGTAGCCGATAATCCATAATTGCGCGAGTTCGTCGTAGACCCGCGGATAGTCGTAGCCGTTGGTCCGCGATCAGTGTCGTGATCCGCTCGCGTGGTCGGGCGGGGCGTCCTCGCAGGGGCTTAACACGATCGAGCAGTTCGGGCAGCACGAGATCGTCGTTGACGTTGCTGACTGCACGATTGCGAGCGGGAGGCCGTGCCGCAGGTCATGATGTAATGCTTCGCTCCGGTTTGCGGCAGTCGACCGGGCTGGGACCAGTATCGGCTCCCTCTTTTGGCCCGCGCGTGCGAGCCGTCGGGGGATTACGCGGGCGACAGCGGCAATCCCGCGCGGTGGCAGTGGGCGAGCATCGTGGTGGGCATAGCCCCGAACACCTCGGCTGCCTGCGGGTCGCGTAGCCGATGCCAGCAGGTCATGCCAGACCTGATTCCCAGCTTCTGGGACAGGTCTTCCCACTCGATGCCGGTGATCAGCACAAACAAGATCCCATGCCGGACACACCGATCGTTCATCCGTGCTGATCCCGGTGTTCCCGCCGGCTTGACTGGTTGTAGTGGTTCGATCACTGCGCACAGCCGGTCGTCAACGACCCACAGCGCTGTCAAAACGAAACCTTCCGCACTGCAACAAGATTCGCCGCTACCAGACAGAAACTGTTAGGAACTCCGAGAGGACATCCCGTAATTTGTCGCGCAGCAGCCGGTTTCGTGTCGTCGGTGATGATCTCGGCGTCTGACCCGGCAATGGTGGAGTTGTTCTCCGAGCTGCGCCCGGCCACGTTTACCCGTCTTATCACCCGGTTGCGGCGCGAGAACGCTGGTCGGCCGTTGCGGGGCTGGCCTTGGGGTTGAGTTTCGAGGACCAGGTGCTGCTGGTGGGCACCTACTGGCGGACCAACCTCACGATGCGCCAGATATGGGTTGAAATGCACTCGGATTCAGGGGTTTTCCGCGAGTCAGGCGCGGACCTCGGTCCTGTTTTGGGCGGAGTAGTTATCCATCACCAGGTGTAGCTCACCATCGGGGTAAGCACGGGCGACATGGCGCAGGAAAGCGAGAAACTCCTGGTGGCGGTGCCGGGGCTTACATACGCCGGTGACCTTGCCGGTCGCGATTTCCAGTGCCGCGAACAGGGTCATAGTGCCGTTGCAGATGTAGTCGTGGGTTCGACGTACGGGGATGCCGATCTACATCGGTAACGTCGGCGCGGTCCGGCCTAGGACCTGGATCTGGGACTTTTCGTCCATGCAGAGCACGATCGCGTTCTTGGGTGGGTTCATGTAGAGCCCGACGATGTCGGTGACCTTGCCCGCCAGTTCCGGATCGGTGGAGAACTTGAACGTCTCCGCGCGCCATGGTTGCACCCCGTACCAACTCAACACCTTCAACACGGTCCTGTGCGCGATACCGAGGTGATCGGCCTACAGGCGTGCACTCCATGTGTGTGACAGCGTATTTGCGTAGTGGTGGGGTCAATGTGGTGGTGATCAGTGTGTCCCGGTCCAGGGTCCGTGGACGCCCTGATCGATGTTCTTCGTGAAGTCCATCGGTCCTGTGTGCGAGGTAGCGGGACCGCCAGTTGATCCCTGTGCCTGGCGCGAGATTTCGAACCAACGACCGATCTCGGCATGGGCCGCGCCATCGGCGGCCAGGATGATGATCCGGGCTCGTAGAAAAAGTCCGGACCTCATCGTCGTCGACCGAATCCAGGCCTGGAGGATCTCTCGGTCACCGTCACGCAACATCAGAGGGCAGCTCACACGGCCCTGATTCCACCAGATTATCTACCACCCAACAACTTTAAAATCTTTCCACTAGCCCTGATAGGTCACTGCCCAGGGCTTAGCGTTTCTATGAATCCAGTCGTAGGGCATCATTCGGCGAGTTGGGCAATCGCCCTCATGTCTGGCGTATTGGCGTCGTAGTCAGCCCAGACGTCGAAGTGAACATCCTCCGGCGATGCGCCTTTGTTTTGCCGACGAAGTGCCGCTACTGCAATCTTTGCCATCGACAAATATTCGATTTGCTTTGCAGGCCACATGACTGACCGCTTCCATTGTTCGCCGCCCTCAACCGCATAGAATTCCCAACCGGCAGGATCTCCGAGATACTCACGATCCAAAGAATCCGAGGAAGACGCAGGCAGATGCGTGATCGATATTGAAATCTGTCCATACCCCATCTGGAATTGGACATAACCGTTTTCACCTGTTCGCAACCTAATGCAGCCGGTTAACTTCATCATGCGAAAAGTAGCTAGAAGATTCTCCTCGAATTCCAACCATGATCCCGGCTCACAGTTCCCCGAGTATGGACCATCCACAGTATCGACGCCCACTTCAAGGACGTCGGCCTGCGAATCGCGCCAACGTTGATAGGCCGGATTCACGAGGTCTACGGAAACTCCAGAATCTGACATCGCGAGACAAATCACAAGACTGGGACTCACAAAACTGGGACGATCCCATCGCAGACTCGCAAATTGCCCCGGCCTGAAATCGTCCGGAGAACCGAACTCAAGGCGAAGTCGATATGAAATTTCAGCGAAAAGATCAGTTAACTCGGCCGAGTTATTGCCGCTTTCGTATAGCTTAGGGTCCACCAAGACGGTCGAGATCTGTGCCAAATCTTGAGAAGTATCCGCATCATCAGGCGAAGCCAACGGTAGCCAATCCACCAGCGCAAGCGGGAACGCCTGGCCTGGAACGGCATACAACACAGCGAAGCTCTCAGCGGAATAATTGGACTGCCAGCCAGCCAATCGATAGAATTCCTCAGCGTTCTCGGTCGTCCACTGCCAGTCGAAGTCAGCCGCCAATTGGGCGATACTGACGGCAGTTTCGATGTCGGCGTGCATGCTTGGATACTACTTCCTGTCGAGGACGGCCGTTGGCCAAGTCCGACTCAGTGCGGGCAGATCGGTACAGCTGAACCCGCGATGCGTGGCTCCGGGTGTGGACCACGGATGACATGAGTGAGCACCTATATAGAAATCCTAACAGGCTCAGCGGACAGGCGACTAATTTGATTGTAGTGCAGCGTGTTTCACGCAGCGAGCACCATGGATGACCACTCCGGCATCGGTTCGAAGACCCTGATCACCGACAACGGCTACGAGCATCCCAGCGCGTACACCGACCTACGACAGCGCAGGATCGCTGAGCCTTTTTCATCCTGCCGCAGCTAGTCGACGCTCGCGGTCCTGAAGAACACCGATCGCCTTCACAAGCCGCATGGCCTTATCGGGGCAATAACTCACAACGAAGATGGCTGGTAGCACGGATAGTCCACAGCAAACGTGATGTGCCCCACAATCGATTGGCCGTCTGTGTGGGTACGGCCGAACCGGCTTATGCTTCGCGTGCTCTCAAGCTCGAACTGGCTTGGGAGACAACATGTTTGATGGCCATCTCTCTGGGAGTTCGAGAAAATTGAAGAAGTTCATTGCCGCGACCTGTCTTGCGATCGCGGCAACAGCGGCGTTCGCCAGTACCGCGCACGCCGCGCCGGCACCAGGATTCGATCCCAGCACAGTCACCACCAGCCCGGTTGAGGCCGCACCGATCGCGCTGACGCCCGAGCAACGGGCCTACTGCCTGAACATCACCACGAACGGCTTGATCGGCATGGGCCTGGGCGCCCTCGGCGGGTTTTTTGCCGGTTCGGCTATCGGGGCAATTCCCGGCGCGCTCATCGGTGGGGTGGTCGGTGGTAGTACCGGTAGCAGCGCTCCGATGCCGGACGCGGACGCCAATGGCCAACCGCCGGTGGTCAAGTGCTTCTCCGGCGGGGCATTCTGATCAACCGCGGTTCTACCCGGCGACCGGTTTGAAGATGTCGACGATGCTGTTCATCGTGGACAGGCGCCGTTCCTCGCGGACTATGTCCATTGCTGTCTGCGGACGCGGCATCGGCTTCACCTGGGGTGGATCCGCGCCGGCTGCCGCAATCACGGCAGCTTGGACGCCCTGTAGCCCGTCGATGATCGACAGGAGCAGATACGTGTCGAGGGTGTAGCCCTCCGGGGTCGGTGGCTCTTCGGCGTCGGGATCGGGGTCGGATTCCTCCATGTCGAGCCAGTACTCGGCGAGCTCGCGGTCCAACGCCAAGGCTGTTTTGTAGTGCGACCCGCGGGGTAGGCGGTCTTTGAACCGCCAGATGGTGCGCCAGTCGCGGGTGCGGAACTCTATGGGCCCGAAGCAGTCTCGGATGTCGATGCCGCGCTCGAGTAGGTCGTATTCGAGCGCGGCACCGAACTTGTCCCAGAACTCTACGAGCCCTCGGATCCCCCCGGCAGCTCCGTGGCGCCTTCGCCGTAGAAGTGGGCGTACAGATCGTTCTGGAAGGCGACCCATTCGTCGATGGGGCGGTCGGCGAACAGGTCGTCGACCGCCTCGTAGGCCTCGCCCAGCAGGATCTGTAGCTGGTCTTCTTCGTCGTCGGTTTCGGCCAGCAAGCGCGCCTGGCGGCGGGTCAGTGGCTGGATCGCGATGTCGGCGGTCAGGTGGTAGGGGCCGCGTCGCTTGGCTGCGAGTTCACGCTGGATCTCGTAGAAGCGGCCTTCGTCACCGCCTGCGACCTTCGTGGCCGTTGACGTTTTGCGGGGTGCTGCCATCAGGGGATCTCCGGTTTCGTAGTGGTGGAACGTGGTTACTTGGCTGGCTTGGTCGCGGCGACGGCCTGCGCGGCGTCTTCCTTGACGCGGTGGCCGAGACCGAACTTGGCGTCACCGAACGCCGAGGCGTCGAAGACCTGGTACTCGTGCGTGCCGTCGGTCATCGTGACCGGGAACTGGGTGGGGATGATGGACACGGGGTTGCCCCGCTTTCTCTCCGGAAACTGACAAGGAAGTGGCCGCGTGCCGCGACCGGAGAAGCACGGCACGCGACCACGTTTCATGGGCGTCGGTTACGCGACGGTGACGACGCAGTTCACCGAGGCGAGCGCGGTGCCGCCGGTCGGGGTGTACACGATGCCGACGGTGGTGTTGCCCACGGTGGCGTTCGCGGCGGCGGTCACGAGACCGGACGCCGACACGGTGATGTTCGAGCCACCGGCCGGGGTGAAGGCGCAGTTGGCGTTCGGCAGGATGCCGCCGAACTGGTCGGTCACCACGATCGGCGCGGACGTGGTGGTGCCGCGGGTCACGCTGATCGGCGCGGGAGTGATCGCCGAGACGGTGTACTTGATGCCGGTCGCGGACAGCAGCCTCTGCCAGCCGGTGCCGCCGAAGCCGTGGGCGACGGCGTAACCGAGGGTGTCGTCCTTGAAGGCGGTGAGGGTGAGCTTCTCGCCCATCAGGTTGGTGGGGGTCCACTGCTCGCCGCCCCACTTGGTGACGGCGACCTTCGGCATGATCTTGAAGATGTAGATCGGGGCGGCGTCGGTGCCGTCCTTGCCGATCACGACCGCGGAGTAGTAGTTGATCTGCGGGGTGGCGGGCTGCCAGAAGCCGACCTCACCGTTGGCCGCGGCCTGGGTGGACGCCAGGTTGGTGTTGCTGGTCAGCGCCAGGTTCAGCAGGTTGGTCTGCTGCGGCTCGAACTCGATGGTGGTGATATCGCTGGTGATGTCGTCGCGGACCGGCTGCATCTCGCCGTACGCCTCGATGGGCGAGGCCGTCACGGCGCGCGCGAAGTTGACGCCGGACTTCTTGTCGATGAGGCCGACGGACTGGTACGACGCGGGCAGCGCGAGCAGGTTGCCGGTGGCGTCGGTCATGCTGCCCGGGGTGACGGGGGTGGAGTTCGGCCACGGGGCTAGGAACACCGCGGCGTCGAGCGGCTTGAGCAGCAGCTGGCGCTGGGCGGCCTTCAGGGTGGTCAACGGGGTGGACGAGATGGGAGGCAAGACTTTCTCCATTCATGTGCCCGGTGAACCGGGCTGGACAGGGAACTGGGCAACCCCCGCGATCAGGCAGGGGTGCCGGTGAAATGCCGTCTACTGACGGCGGGCGTCGATGGCGAAGGCGAGCTCGACCATCTGATGCAGCGGATCGAGGTCGGGAAATTCGCTCGTCCCGCGGCTGCGACGCAGATTCGGGGCGCTGAAACGCGGTTCAGCGGCGGCGATTTCCTCCACGTAATCGACCAGCACGCCGTTGAAGCGTGCGGCCGAGGCGTTCAGAAAAGCATCGCGCACCTGAATCGCCATGGTCTGCGCCTGCTGCCTGGTGCTGTGGAAAACGGCCGCCCGCACCTTCGCCTGGTAGGTGATCGCGTTGTGGTCGAGCGTGCCGCCCGTTGTGCGAACCCAGATCAGCGGCAACGTGATTTGGCTCGCCGTCGCGGGCAGGGCACTCACGGTCGTCGCGATGGGTGTGAGCAGCCCGATCATGAACTGCTCGAAGTCCGGGAACTGCCCGGCGTATGGGCTGGTCATGCGACACCGTCGTCGAGGGCCGGGACGATCTCGACAGCAGCGTGCAGTACGCCCGTCGAGGGTTCCGATGGCTGCGACGCGGCGACGTCTTCGGCGCCGAGAGCGGAACTCGCGGCGAACGTGGTCGATTCCGTCATGGTGATCTCCGGGTCGTGGGGTCAGAGGCCGAGCAGCGGCAGGACTACCGGCGCGAGCACGATGGCCAGCTCGAGCAGTTGGAGCAGGATGGGAAGCAAGGGATTCACCTCCCCTCGGCTGCGGGCGTTTCGAGGGCCTTGAGGCGGTCGAGGATGTCGGCCAAGGTGTCGACCACAGTCATCCCGTCGAGCTGTTCCCAGCCCGCGAACATGCCCGCGTCACGCTGCTGGCTACCGCACAGCTGCTCGCGGATGTCCTTGACATCGCTGCCGATCGGGCCGCAGAACGCGGTGATGAAATCCTGGATCTGGGTAACTTCGGATGCGCTCATCGGAGCGTCCTCTCCGTCGATGAATGCCTGGACGTCGCGACGGAACTCGTCCATGTCGATGCCGGCGGGGTCGATTTTTCCTTCGTGGGAGTACTCGCGGTGGGCCACGCAGTCCTCGGCGTCGCGGCCGATGCGGGCCAGGATGGCCGCGCAGCCGCGCTTGTAGGCGTCGAGTTGTGCCGGTGTCCAGTCGGTTCCGTCGCCGCGGGAGACGGCTTCGATGCCGATCACGTGGTAGTTGGCGTTGTCGGTGGGCCAGCCGGGCCAGGAGCCGCGGCCCGCGTGCCAGCACACCCCGGCCGCGATCACGCGGAAGGTGCCGTCGCGTTCGAGGACCAGTTGGGCGAGGGGGCCGGGGAGGTCGGCGCGGCCGTCCTGGACGATGCGCCAGTCGTTGCGGCCGCCGCCCGCGGTGTGGTGGCAGAGCACGCCACGCAGGTCACGGAAGTCGCCGTGGCCACGGTCGCGCCAGCCCTCGTGTTCGATGACATCGAGTCCGGCATCGCGCAGCACGTCGGCCAGCCATACCGGGTCGCCGGTCCAGCCCATGGGTATCTCCTTGTGTGAGTGAGGTTTCGGGGTCCCGCCCTCGTGGACGAGGGGAAGCGGCGAGGGCGGGACCATCGCTCCTGACGCAGCGGCGACGTCTACGACCGCAGACCACCTGCGGGAGACGGGCGCGTCAGGAGCGCGGCATGCGGCGGGCTCGAATCCCGCACCGTGTCGAGTGTTCTCCGGGGGCCGACCGCATGCAGTTCGGGAACGGCGGGGTCGCCGTCAGATTTCTTCTTGGAGGGTGGCGGGAATCTTGTAGTCCGCCGCCGGGGGTTCCATGCCCGGTACGTGCAGGCGCAGGAAGCCGAGCAGTTCGTCGATGTGTCGCTGGAGTGCGCGGATCAGGCGGATCGCGTCGCGGAATCGGAGGTGATCGTCGGCGGCCTGCTCTTCGAGCGCGACCACCCGTTCACGCAACTTGGCGACCTCGCGGGCCTGCCACGCCGTCACCGCGCCGATCACGGTCGCCAGCGCCATGCCGGTCGCCTGAACGAATTCAGGGCTCAACCACGATGTCATCGGGCTCACCCACCGATCCGGTCACCGGGGTAACAGCGGGTCTGATGAGGGCACCGGCGATCAGCGGGGTCGCCAATCCGTACAGGGTGAGCAGTATTTCGATCCACGCTGTATCGATCTCACGGCCGAACAGGTAGGCGATGACGCCCGTGACAGCGACGAGTACCGACCGCACCAGCGCGGGTTCCGGGGTCTTGCTGATTCTCATGATGTGTTCCTTCGCGGGTCTCAGATGCGGCCTTCGGCGACATCGCGGTTCAGCGCCTGGGCCAGCGCGCGGGCGTGGCCGTAGCGGATGTAGTCACTGGTGTGCCTGCCGTCGAACAGGTAGCCGCGGGCGTAGGTGATCGCGCCGGTCCAGTGGCTCCAGTTCGACGGAGACCACCAGCGCTGCAATTGCTTTCGGGTTGCGGTGTCGAGCATTCGCTGTGCCCAGCGGATCGCCGAGTTCGCGCTGGCGAAGCTGAAGAAGGCGCCCAGATCCGCGATTGTGCGCAAGGGGTTACCCGCCGGCAGCGCGGTGATGGGGTCGCCGGGTGCCGCGGCCCAATAGGCGGGGATTGCGTCGATGGGGCGTTCGCCGACAACGCCGTAGCCACCGGGGTCGGTATCGCCTAGGTACTTGCCCGCCGGTCTGCGCGGATCGGCGATCAGCGCGCAGGCGATCACCTCGCGGCCCGGGTACTCGCCGCGGCCGATCTCCGCGGCTAGGTCACCCGCGACCGCAGCGCCCTGTGAATAGCCAGCTAGGACAACGGGATTCGGCGAGCGGTCGATGGCTGCCAGCAGAGCGCGCTTACCTTCGGCGACGCTCTCGGCATAGCTCACGTGCAACCCGTAGTCGGCGGGATACGGGACTATCCGAGGGGTGAACATCGCGCTGTTCAGCGCGTCGATGAAGGCACCGGTGACGCCGTCGCCGCCAGGGTTCCAGGTGCCGCCGACCACGAGTACGTCGATCGTGCGGGGCGATCCTTTCGGAGACCACAGTGACATGTTCCTACCTCTCCGGTATGTGAGTGGAGGTCCCGCTCCGACGAACTGCTCCGTCGGAGCGGGACCGTGGCGCCCCTGCGCTGCGACAACGCCTTTCGACCGCAGCGAGCTGCGGGAGACGGGCGCGACAGGGACGGGCCTGCGAGTCGGCGACATGCGCCGATGACAAAGCCCCCGTGCCGTTTTCACGGAACGAGGGCTGAGTGGGGACTGTGACTATCGGTGGTGTCTGCCGGGTGCCAGTTGGCGAAGTATCTCGCCGGAGCTGGATGTCGGCCACAGACACCGGTAGGGGTATTCCGCGGGTATCCCGGGCAGCCAGCCCAGGCGGTTCAGCAAATGCACTGGTATTACAGCGAACTCGTCGTTCGCCAGGTGTTGTAGCCGCCAACCGAGCAGGAACTCGGTGACACCGAGGAGCGCCGAGACGTCGGTGAGATTGTCGCCGACTTCCAGCGCGTCACGCAGGTCGGCGAGTGGGATGAGGCGGTGTGCCACCACATCGTGCACCTCCATCTCGATCCGGCCCCGCCAGCGCTCACCATCGAGTGCCGCTGCCAGGTCACGTGATTCGGCCATCTCGATGTGGGCCACGGCGTGCGCGATGACCTCGTTTCGTACATGACCGGACAGGTCTGCTTGGATCAGGATCGCGCGGTCGACTACGGACCAGTACGACACGAAGTCGAAGACCACGGCCGAATCGACCCGGATTCCCTGGCTGAACGCGGACTCCTGGGCGTTGAACCCGTTGCGCTGTACCGCGATATCCTGCCGGTCCGGCATCGCGGTATCCGATTCACCTTCATCACCCATGGCAACACACAACTCTCACAACTCGGAACTGACCTCGACCCGTCGCATCCTCACCACCCCGACGGTGTCAGATGCCTGTATCAGCTCACCGAGAGGTAGTACGCGTCACCGTGGTCGGTGCCCGGAGCGAGCGCCACCGATCCACCGCACCTGCCACTACTTGGAGGTCTTCCACGCAGATGTCGGAGAGAGCGACATGGCCGACGCGGTTCCTTCTACCTGGTATCGAGTCGTCTACTCGGGAGAGGGGCCTGCCGCCTTCACGAGTGGGTCCCTCACCGGACGGCCCACCGGAATCGTCGGGAGTAAATGCATCGAACGCGCCTGACACAAGTAGAACCTCACCCAGCAGCCGAAATGTCGAGACTCTCGGTCGAGAGCACGAGCCCATTCTAGCGTCGACGCGAAGGGAGATCCCGGTCAGGATCCGTGTAGTCGGCGGTCGCCTACAGCGAATCGCACTGCACCGAACTACTTTTGGGCACGGCGAATCCCGCTGGCACTAGTTTGCTTCATCGGTCGCAACTTGTCAACACCCACTTCCGGATAGCGCGAAAGCCCAGGTAGACGGGGGTATCACGCGACAGCTTCGCGTCGAGCACCGCTCGAAAATCGTGCGGCCTAAGCGTTTTCGACACCGCGACGTGGCCGAAATGTGTCCCACAACGCCAGCGGGGCGCCGGCAACAATCTGCCGACGCCCCGCTGGGTCACTCTGTTCGCTATGCATCTATCGCCCGGTGCCGCACCGGAAGAGCCCGGTGCGCGTCCAAAACCTCACCCACGATGAAGAGCTCCGGCCAGTCCGGCGTCCAGGGCCCCGGGACCGGATTGATGAGGCCGGCCTTGCGCAGGGTGCGCACACGCCGAGCGGTGAGGTTACGGAAACCGTCACCCAACTCCTCGGCGAGCTTGCCGATCGCCGCCGCATGGAGGCGAACAGCCCTGGCACGCAGGACCAGATCCGCGTCGGCGGAGGCGAGCTCGGCCGGCGGACAGACCACCGTCTCGGCCGCCTCGATCGCCGCGGCGATCTCGGCGGGCGCGGCTTCGACACCTTCGGTCATCGCCAGCGCGATGATGTTGCGCTGCAACCACTCCGCCATGCCACTGGTGGTCGCGACCCCGCTGTAGTCGATGCCGCGCTGCTCGCAGACCAGCCGGACCCAGGCCACCATCACCGACTGGAGATGGTCGGCGGCGTGGGCAGCGGCCGGATTGAACGGAAGCCGTTGTTCCCGTGCGCCATTGCGCGTGCGGTAGTCCACCGTGCCGAATCGGGTCTGCCGGGTGCGCGCATCCGACAGATCCTCGACCAGGTCGGGGATGTCACCGAGCATCCGGGCCAGGTCTCGCGCGGCTTCTCGATCCAGGTACAGGTGGTTGTCATCGGCCCACCTGTCCAATGGGGTTACGCCGCATGAATCCTCACGCTCGCGATTCGACGCCGTAATGGCATCGTATGGGCCCATGTACTCACTCCTTCGGTCGATAGCGGGCCGCAGCCCCGGTCTCCCCCCGCTACGCGACCGAAAATGAATGGCGCGCCCGGGGCGGTGTCCAGCGATGGCTCCTACTGGGACCCACAATCGGACACACGTTGTATGCAACGTTGTTGCTAGGCATCTGTCAAGCCGGAGCGGCAGGCGCGGTACCCAGTCATCCGTCACCACAAACAAACTCGCTGATCGCCGTTGCTTATACAGCATCTGCAGGATTCGGATTCGCAAATTCGCAGCCAAGGACTACATGCACTTCATGCATCAGTGCAAACAATCTGCTACCCTCGCTGCATGGTGAGACAACGGAGCGCGGTGGTCCCCACCGAGGTCAGCGCCACCCTGCGGCTTGCTCGCAAGGAGCGCGAGATGTCGATGGACCGTGCCGCGAAAGCAGCGCGGATCAGTACGAGCCTATGGACACAGGTCGAGAACGGGACCCAGTACAAGCGCGGCCAGAAGGTCCCCGCCAGCACCACGGCCGAGACCCTGCAGGCCATGGCGGCGGCGGTCGGCCTCGACGCCGAACCGCTGTTGACCCAGGCGGGGCTGGACCCGGTCGAGACGGAGCAGGTCCGACCACCGGCCGCCGAGGGAATCGTCGACCTGTCCGGGTTGTCCGAAGGTGACCTACGAATTGTCGCCGCCTACGTCAACGGACTCCGGGCGGCCAGACACAGCTGA